CTGAAGACGTAATTGTAGGTGTTACAGTATTTGTTGGAGTATTTGTTGGAGTTACTGAAGATGTTATTGTAGGCGTTACTGTATTTGTTGGAGTATTTGTTGGAGTTACTGAAGATGTAATCGTAGGAGTAACTGTATTTGTCGGTGTAATTGTAGGAGTTATTGAAGATGTAATTGTAGGAGTAACTGTATTTGTCGGTGTAATTGTTGGAGTATTAGTCGGTGTATTTGTAGATGTAACTGTAATTGTTGGAGTTATAGTTGTGGTTGTAGTTGGAGTTGGAGTACGTGTTGGTGTAATAGTTGGTGTTTGCGATATAATTGGTATTGGTGTTGATGTACTAGTCGGTGTTATAGTATTTGTAGGCGTAATGGTTGGGGTTAATGATATTGTTGGAGTTATTGTTGGTGTCGCGGTAACTGTTTTTGTAGGAGTTACTGAAGTTGTAATTGTAGGCGTAATGGTTGGGGTTAATGATATTGTTGGAGTTATTGTTGGAGTTATTGTATTTGTAGGAGTAATAGTTGGTGTCGCGGTAACTGTTTTTGTAGGAGTTACTGAAGTTGTAATTGTAGGCGTTACAGTATTTGTTGGTGTATTTGTCGGTGTTATAGTTGGGGTTAACGATATTGTTGGGGTTACTGTTGGGTTAATAGTACTTGTAGGTGTTCTAGTTACTAAACAAGGGTCATATGTTGTTGTAACACTAGGTGTTACTGTTGGAGTAGGTGTTGGAGTTAATGTTGGAGTTGTAGTTGACGTTGGAGTCGGAGTAGGTTCAAAAACATTTAAAATATATGAACAATCACTTCTACCTGATACCCCATGTACCAATATGGTATATATACCATAAACTTCTCTTGGTGGTGTTAACAGACAAGCTTCAAAAGTATAAGGAAGAGTAACATTCCCTAAATTTAAAACAACAGATTCTCTTGAAGGGTTAAAAATAATTTGAGCACTTTCACCAGAGTAATTTACACTACTAATAATAATATCTTGGTCGCAAGAATTAACTAAACTTTCAAAAAGATTGTATGTTATTTGTCTAACCACTTATATTTTATGTAAATAAAAGAAATAGCATTATTTTGCGCCTCCAATATAAATACAAGTGATAAGATTTTTATATTACTAAGTATTAATCATTTTTAATTTTTGATTAAGATTAACCAGGTGGACAATCATAAGAGTCAACAATCACCCCAAGATTATTTATTAGAACTAAACTATGCACATGTATTGGTATTAATCCAAGCAGTACCACTCCATTGATACCAAGTATTGCCACTACCACCATTTTGTACGCCATAAAACCCTGCACTAGCTAAACTAGATAAACTAGTATTACTGTATATACTAACTCCATTGCTGTATATATTTGATAATGTTGTGTAGGTTGAAGTGTAGACAGTAAATGACGTATTACCAACATCTGTACAAAATTTAGGTGAACTTATGCTATTATAGTACCCAGTAATTGTTTGATAACCACTAGTCGGAGTTTCAGTTGGGGTTGGAGTTGGAGTTAATGTTGTTGTTGTCGTAATAGTTGGTGTTGGAGTTGGTGTTGGCTGAACACAATCAACAGAATCGTCAATTACCCCAAGAGCGGTTATTTGAACTGAACGATAAAATCCAGAATCATCGACTATTAAATGCCATTCAGTATCTCCCGAATATATGAAAGTTGGCAATAAATTTGCATTAGTATAAATTGTTTTTCCAGTAATTGAAGAACCAGTTACAGGAGGCGCTAAATACACATTTAATGTTACGACCCCGTCATTACAAGAATCAATACTAAGAACATACCCAGTCTCATCTAACGTATAATGTATTGCCGGTTGAGTTGGAGTGATTGTTGGAGTTATTGTTGGAGTTATTGTTGGAGTTATTGTAGGGGTAATTGAAGGTGTAATTGTATTTGTTGGCGTATTTGTAGGAGTCTCAGTCGGAGTCTCAGTTGGAGTCTCAGTCGGAGTTAATGTTGGTGTTATTGAAGGGGTAATCGTAATTGTTGGAGTTATTGTTGGTGTAACAGAAATTGTTGGCGTAATTGTTGGAGTTATTGTTGGTGTTTGTGTCGGAGTTAATGTTGGCGTTGGAGTTAATGTTGGCGTTACAGTACTGGTCGGAGTTGGCGTTAAACATATGGAATATGAACCAATTGTTTCACCACTATTATTTAATTCAATAACAACCCCATTATTACTATAAAATCCTGCATTTACCGTAGAAATTACCTCATAAACGTTATTATAAAAAATTAAATTTTCATCAAAATAATTATTTTCACCATAAATGGTTGTTGTAGTTGTTCCATAACAAGCTAAATTAGTAGTCCCTCCACTAATAACTGAAAAACTAAACTTTAAATTTGTAGGAGTTATTGTTACCGTCGGAGTAATTGTTGGAGTAATTGTTGTTGTTATTGTTGGAGTTACTGTTGGTGTTATTGTCGGTGTTACAGAAATTGTTGGAGTAATTGCTGGTGTTATTGAAGTAGTAATTGTTGGTGTTATTGAAGGAGTAACTGTATTAGTAGGGGTTCTTGTAGGGGTAACTGTTCTAGTTGGGGTTCTTGTAGGACTAATAGAAGGGGTCACAGTATTAGTATTGGTAATTGTTGGGGTAACTGTTTTAGTTGGGGTAATTGTAGGAGTTATTGTTGGCGTTATTGTTGGGGTCACAGAAAGGGTTATTGTTGGAGTAATAGAAGGTGTCACAGTATTAGTAACGGTAATTGTTGGGGTAATTGTTGGGGTAACCGATATTGTTGGAGTAATTGTTGGTGTTATTGAAGTAGTAACTGTTGGTGTTATTGTTGGGGTAACCGATATTGTTGGCGTAATTGTTGGTGTAATTGTATTAGTTGGGGTTGTTGTTGGGGTTGGGGTTATTATTGCTATACAACCATTAGGGTCATCAGAAGTAATTTCTCCAAGTCCTCCAGAAACAAGATACCACGCAGTACCATTAGAATAATATCCATCAGGAGCAAATGCTGATAGAAATTTATTACTATATAAAATTTCATAAATGTTAGGGCCTGGAGCGCTTCCTGGTTGGGTATAAATAGCGGTTGATGCTGACCAATAATTATTACAAGCATCATATGTCGTTAAACTATCATAACCTAACGTGTACTCATAATATATTGGTGTCGATGTTGGAGTTAAAGTCGGGCTTGGTGTTAAAGTTTTTGTTGGAGTTAATGTTGGTGTTGAAGTTAAAGTTATTGTCGGAGTTAAAGTTGGAGTGATTGTAGTGGTTACAGTAGGAGTTGGGGTAATAAACGGAGAATACACACAAGAAATATCGTAATTTATTTTTAAATTAATTTGTAAATTAATTGCCGCGTCTTCATAACATCTGATTCTCACATCAAATGTGTTTTCAATAATATTAACATCTACCTCACTAACGATGTCAAAAGATTCTATAACATCTTTAACTGTGTCAGCCCAAACATTATCAGGTGGGTAATCATTTAAAGTGTCACCACTATAAAAAAGAAGTGATACAGACTCTGTATTAAGAAAAACTTCTACGTAAAATAAAGATTTATTTAAAATGCTTCCAGTATCTCCTGAAGTTAAATCATAAAACCCTTCAACAACCATCTGTTCAGCACTTCTTTTTAAAATTTGGCCGTTATTTGTAAAAATTGAGTTACATATTTCAAAAGTACCCCCACTTGATATAATCATATCACCTAAGATTTGAGCACTAGCAGAAGTTGTGCATCCAATACCATCAGTAACAAAAACAGTATAAGTTCCAGCTGTTAAATTTGTTGCAGTTATTCCAGTATATCCGTTACTCCATAAAATAGTAAAAGGAGAGTCTCCATTTGTAATATTAACGGAAGCGGTACCATAATTTCCACCATAAGCGTTGGTTGCGGTTATAAATACACTAGTAACATTTGCCCCATTAATTTCAAAACTTTTACTAATAACACAATTTAAAGTTGTATCTGTAACAGAAACTGTGTAATTTCCAAATGGTAAATTTTCAAAAGTCGCACCAGTTGACGGACTAAAAATTCCCCCTTGTCCTGAAACTTCATAATTAAATGGCCCAATCGCGTTTGAATCTAATTCTATTTTAACAATACCATCAGTCCCTAAACACGTTGTTCCTGTTGTGGTCAAACTAAAATCAAATAACGTATTTGCGGATACTGTTATAGGATATGAATATGTACATCCTCCACCACCAATAAATAAAGTATAATTACCACTAGTTATATTTGTAAAAACATAACTACTACTTGAAGTTGTAAAAGTTTGATTTATTGTACCACCAGTTAAAGCATATGTATATGGTCCAGACGAACCAAATAAAAACACTTCGATTGACCCTGTTGGTATTGTACAATCCGGATTTATTACATTAATATTACCAACTGTTATTGCCCCAGGGATAAACACATTAGTACTAGTATTAAATTTACATAACGCAGCGTCAGTAACTTCAATAGAAAAATTTCCTGAAGGTATGTTGTAAAACGTTTCAGTGTTGCTAAATGATATTTTAACTTCTCCTGTTGAAGCGGAATAATAATATGGTGTTGTTCCTCCAGTTATTGTAACTGTTACTTCACCATCATTTGCAGAACAACTTGGAGGTATTGATACTAAACTACCTAAACCTAATTGACCGACAGTGCCTACAACAACCCCTTTATTTAAATAACAATTTGCAGAATCTCTTACTGTAACGTTATAATTACCGGCATTTAAATTAAGTAATGAAGAATTAGTGCTACCATCACTCCAAAGATACGTAAACGGAGCAACCCCTGTTAATCCAGTTACATATATTTTACCAGAATTAGTTATACATGAGGAATCATTAACTACATAAAACCCATAATCAGTTGGGATACTTTCTTTAATTATAAAAGACGGAGTTTCCCCAATACACCCAGTGCCATCGTCAATTTTTATGTAATATACACTAGCCGGTAAATTATTAAAATTAGCAAATTGGTCAATTGTTTGAACTGACGACCTAAAACCAAAAACCGCATCATATAATGAATAAGTTAAAACATTAGAACCAAAATTATTGGCTTGAACTAAAACCGCCCCATTATTAACGTTACATGTTGTGTTATCAACAGTTATAATTGTACCAGTAGTTCCAGTTGTTAATGTAAATTGTTGTGAATACTGTTGAGAATCTGAAGGGTCAAATAATGTAAAACTATAAAACCCAGAATTTAAATTTTCTAACCTATATATTGTTGGTTTTCCGTTATAAGGTATGCTACCACTTTGAGGTACTAAATATGCGGGCGACAACCAAGTTATTTGAACGGTTGTTGTTGCCCCCATACCTAAGGCTAAATTAAAAACCCCAGAACTACTTCCAGAACAATCACCAGTGTATGTTACTTCATAACTAAACGCCATAATTTATATACTAAATATTTTTACAAATGAAAAGTTTATGAATAAAGATAATTCAAAATTTATTTCAGCATCATTAGAACCGCAATTAGAATTAAAAATAACTAAAGTGTTTGAATCAGACTCATAATATTCATAACCATAAGTTTCATTTAAATTATCTAAAGCTTGTCTCAAATAATTATCATAATTTAAATTTGCTCCCGAAAAAGTTGATGCTCCTGGCGGGTATGAAACACCATATCCACCGGTTATTCCATAACCATTAAAAAATGGAACAGTTTCAACAATCTCACCTTCAATTTTAATAATAATATTCCAAGTTGTAGTTAAAGTATTAAATTGAATACCCTGAACTAATGTTCCAGAATTTGTTAAAAAATTTTGCCAAACTTGATTTAAAACACCTGAAAAATCTGAAAAATTTACATTTACATTCCATGGATATTTTGAACAAACAACGGTTTGAATTGGGCAATCGGTATTGTAAATAGACACAATTTGTGAACACGGTCTACATGGTATTGGTATTAATTGACAACCCATTTGTCTTCTCCAAGCATATTTTTGTCTATGAAAAATTGAATTTTCAATTCTAACCCCTGTATTCCAGATAGTTGTTGCAGGAATCATTTGTTCAATTAGTTTAATCCAATATGAACCCAATCCTTGTACATATTCTACCAAGTTATTGTAATTGTAATTATTATTTTGAATACCAACTTCTTTTTCAGATTCTAAATACCTCCAATAAATTGATTGTAATGTTGGGTATCCGCTTGTTTTACCGTCATAACTAAATAACCTATTTCTAACATTAATAGTATTTAACCAAAATGTTTGTGCAAATTCAAAAAATGTCTTATTTTTTGGTTGTGGATTGATTACCGTCCAATCAATTCCTCCTCTTTTTGGGTAATTTGAGTCCGGAGTTGGGTTACAATGTGTTGGAGTTATATAATCTAATCCTTGATTAGGTATTGGATAATTATAAATACGGGACATTGTCCATACATCATAAAGTATTCCTTGAGCCGGATTTAAAAAAACATCCGTATTTTTTACGTTAATAACTAACTTATCATTAGACGTATTATAATATGCGTTTATATTACCGTCTAAATTTACTCTTTGCCCTGTTTCATAATCAGCCCAACTTTTATTATTATCTATTTGAGACCTAACATTAAAACCTAAATTCATAAATGGAAAATATCTAAAACGATTTAAATATACTTCACCATAATTAAATGGTAATAAACTTGTTTGAAAACTAGGATTATTACCAGTAAAAACCGCGTTTGTTGGATTAGTACTTGCTGGCGCTCTGTGTTGTGGGGTTTGTTCATACCATCCACTACCTATTTGATAAAAAAAACTGTCACTATTAACCGGTGACATTGGATAACCATTTTTATCAATTGGGTATTCATCTAAAGTAGAAGTAACGTCTTGAAAAGATAATAATGTGGTATATCCAGTATAAGTTACCCCAGATATTTTAAAAGTATTACCATCTTCAAGAATAGGTAATTCAGTGACTAATGTTCCTCCAGATATTTTAGCTAATTGTAAATCAAATTGATTAACATTTATTCTTTGGTCAGCTAAATAAACAAACTCATTTATCTCAACTAAAGAATCTGGAGCACCAATTAATCTTAATAACATTTCAATAGATTTTCTAGTTCCTTTAGATTTAAATAAATGAGCAGAATTTAAAATTAAATTTCTATAATATTGATAATTTAATTCGTCCGGAGTTGTTTCTACCGCAATCCCAGAAAATTGTGATTTATTTGAGTTTTGTTTTCCAAAAACAGAACTTAATAATTGGTCGTTAGATATTGGTGAAAAATTTGTACTCCACCCTAAAGTTTTAGCTAAATTTTTTAATAATTGTGAAGGTATATCGTCACCGACATTATAATTAACAGAATTCATGTTAGATAACGCTGAGATAAACTTTTGAGTTTCGTCAAAACTTCTACCATAAATTTGTAAGATTTTTTCAACTTTTTGGTCTGGGGTATCAAAATCTTTTAATGCCCCAGTTGTTAAAAAACGCGATATTAAATTTGTTCTATATAAATCAAATTCTTCCCCAATATTATTTAAATTAACTAAATAATCGTCAAAATTTTGTGTTATTATGTCTAAATTCCAAGGACCATAAAAAGGCCAACTTAATAGTTTATTAGAAATATAATATTGCCCATCATCAGTAATGCTAGGTATTTTAAAAATTGCGGTGTATTTTGGAATTATATTTCTATTTAATATAAAATTTTCAACCTCATCTAAAGTTTCATTAAAAATTTTATTAACTTCAAAATCATTTGGCCGTATAATTAAATTTTTATATGTTATTGTTTCCCCTGAAAAAGGATTGCCGTTTATATAAATTTTTAAAACACCATTAGTTAATGAAATTGTTGGCTCAATTCTAGTTAAAGAATAACCTTCATCGTCAATATATAATGAATATTTATTAAAATTAACTGTTAAATTTCTTAAATATGAAACCTCAATTTCTCTAAGCGATAAATTTCTTGTAGCGTTTACACTAAAATCAATCTCAAAAGGATTTCGTATTTTTTCAAGATTTAACTCAAAATTAGTCTCATTTGACTCTTGGTTAAATACAATATTTATTGCCGTTGCCCCAGTTGTAAAATCAATACCAAATAAAAGAGATTCTATCGCCCCCGGAAAATTATTAATAATATTAGTAACTGATGATGATAATCTTTTAACTAAAGAACCGTATTGTGTAAAATTAGTAACTTGACTTAAATCAAAATTTGGATAAACTTTAAAATTATTTTCAATTAATTCTTTAGACTCCTCAATACTATTTATCCCTAATGATTCTAAATTTATTGGTTTAGAAAAAACACCAATTGAAAAGTTTCGGTTTGTTTTTTCTGAAACGGACGAAGTAAATGTAAAATTTCCTTGCGTAAGCCCGCCACCTTGAACTGTTTGCATTCCAACTAAATCATCAGAAAATGTACCTTTACCTGAAACTGATTGGGGGATAGAAATGTATTTTTTAACCGCCATTATTTTGTTATGTTTGAGAAACTTTTGCTAAAATCAATATTATTATCTCTATTTTCTTTAACCTCATATAATAAAGCATTATATTGGTCTCTAATTTCATACAAATTATATTGTTTAAAAATATTATTATTATCGTCATACATTGTATAAACTCCATCTTCCATAGATTTTGTTTGATTACCAAATAACCCAATAGACAATGTTGAAATATCACTACCAACAATTTCTATTTCTGTAGTAATGGGGTTAAAAAAAGTATTTGTTATAATAATACTTTGATTTGGTTGCCCAATATATGGAATAGCGTTTGGTTTATTTGTTGGTGCCGAAGAAGGAGTTAATGTACAAAAAACTAAATTTGTATTATTATCGGTATACCGATACCTAATTGCTTTTTGTGAAGTGTTTGTTAAATTTTGTATTACCGGCTCACAAAAAAATGATGAGGTTATTAATCTAAAAAAATTAGGAATTTTTGTCCCATCATTATTTAAATACTCAATTCTATAACCAACTAAACCTTGACTTATAAAATTATTTCTATATTGTGACGGTACTGAATTTATATCAATTATTATTCCTCTAACATTAGGGAGAGCACTTAAAACCCCACAATCTAAAATAAGACATCTTATTTGTGCAGGTCTAATATATAACGTATAAATTCCAAGTTTATTAAAAATATCAGTTGGTAATGTCATATTATATAACCCACCTAAAATTTCAACATTTGCGTTACCACCAGTGTTTTGATTATTATAATAAGGTCTTAATAACGTCGATGCGTTTAATTTTGTTAAAACAAAGTTATTTGTTTCGTCCCTTGATGGTGTATAATTTAAAATAATTTCTACATCGTCAGGTGATACATCACTAGGTCTTGTTGTTCCGTATGTTCCTACAGCCATAATTTATGTGTTATTAATTGTTAATATTTTAAAAAATTTATATCCATATCTAACTAAATCCCCAATATTGTCAACTTCACCTAATCTTTCAATATTTTCAATTGCAGATATTTTTCCTCTCTCAATAAATACATTAGACTGCAATTCTGGCGCATCAATAATATTTAATAACGCCTCATTTTTTGTAATTGCGGAAGAAACTAACCAATCAGATGTAATACCTGAAGATTCAACAATAAACACTGTAGTCCCGTCTTTATAATCATAATAAGCTATCTCATTAATAGTGTACGCGGTATAAAGTCCATTTTCCCCTTCTCCAAAAAATTCACCAACAAACCCAGAACTTCCAGTGACTGGCCCTAAAACAAATTTACCTCCAATTAAATTTGATGTGTTCCCATATTGAATTAAATCATTTATTGAAGAATTAGTATAACCAGTAATTATAAATGGTATTGGAGTGTAATTTGAAGAAATATGGTCTTCAACATTGTTATTTGAATCTCCAGTAAATAAATAATTGTACTCTAAAGGAGTTGCAGACCAACTATTCCCTTGTGGAATAAAATAAGCAGTTCCGTTTGGATTATTAACTTGCGCAAGTTTAAATGGGACATGTATTTTTTTTTGAATAATATTAATTCCCCATGGGCTCATTCCTGACATTGTCACTAAAAAATCATTTTCAACGTTTTGAATTGCATATCCTCCAGGAGTTTCTCCTTGTGGAACACTATATGTATGTGTATAATAATTTGGCGGAAAATCGTTTACAGTTTCTATTGGTGTATTATCCCCCCAATCAATTTTATATTCAGAAAACGCAAGATATTTTTTTATTTCCCCTCCAGATGTATTATAAACACTCCAAGTATATGGGTCTTGAAGGGTAGATGTAAATATAAAATTTCCCATGCCTTCTTTTTGTAAAATAAACCCATCAAAAACAGAATAATACCCTAAATCAATATTTGTTTCTGTAAATAAAATTGGTATTGTTAGCCCAGTTAATAATGAAACCCCATTAGTTCCCCCAGATAAAATTTGTGTCATTGATGAATACACATAAGTTTCACCAGTAATAAAATCGGTTATTGTTGTTGGTATTACCTCATCACAACAAGGGTCTGGGTCAGTAGGAGTATTATATGTACCACCAGTATAATAAACTTTAAAAAGTTTATTTTTTATATTTTCCGGAGAAATATTTATTTTATAGTATCTGTCGTTCATTTATCTCATTTATTAAGGGGATATTGGATTTAAATACTCATACATTTTTATAGGATTAATTTCAGTGCCAATTCTTTGATTTTCCGTATCAAAAACTTGGTATGTATTATTATCATAATTAAATACAACCTTATTATAAAAATAATCTTTATCATTAAATCTCCACCAATTACCAGCGTTTAATGGAGAAGAAAATTGTCCTTTATTCATTAATCTAATAAATTGACCTATTTTTGCGTCAAAAAATTTTGCAGACATATAAAATGTGTTAATGTTATAAAACGTTTCATCTCTTAACCAATAAAGAAAAAATCCTTCTTTATCTCCCACATAATCTAATTTAAAAATTGGTTTTTTTATGTTTTGCGGTGGTAAAAATTGCGATAAAAAAACATCTGTTGTTTTTCCTTGACTAGTTGGGATAATTACCGTAAAATAATTAATTTGGTTAGACCCACTTGTTGTATCATAAAAATCCAATTTAAAAAATGAATTTGTAAACGACCTTCTTTGATAATACAAGTCAGATATTGTAAATGATTGATGTATATAACTAGGTGACCAAGACGTACTAGTAGCACCAGTAAATGTATTGTATGATGGCGTACCTGAATAAAAATTAAATTCGTAATTAATACTAGAATTCCCATTATATTCGTCATGAGCAAACCTAGAAATTTCAAAGTTTTTAGGCAACCCAATCACTTCTTTAGTTATAACGTCTTGATATTCTTGTATAGAATTTTCTCTATCCAAAAAATCCCATTTTATTTCAATTGGAATTGAAATATTTTTATTAAGGTTATTTAGTAATATTTTATGGTTATTATTCACAATAATCAGTTATTGGCGAGTTTTGAGTTGTTGTATTTTCATACCAATAAGTAGTACCTTCTGGAATTAATCTAAAAGTAAACGAACTAAATGGATAATGAGCATTGTTTACAAATGGGTAATTAATCCCATTTGAATTTGATTTATTAACCCCATATGATAAAAAATCTCTCCAAATAAATAAATTTTGAGACTTTGAAAAATATGCGTAATTTGGTATATCAACAACAGACCTTTCGGCAGTTTCAATATATTCTGAGAATTCTTTTATTTTTATAGAATAATGTGGGTTATAATAATATCCATATGGGTTATGGTTATAAATGGTATTAGGCGTAAATCCCGTAACAAAATTTAACCCTGTTGGTATAGGGATTGTTGGTTGTATATTTGGCATTTGCAAATTAAAAGAACTATAACCATCCTCATCAACGCCATCATAAATGGTTGCCGTAATATTTGGGTAAAAACTAAAATATGCTGGGTTAAAATATATTTTATGGTTAACTTTAGAAATTACTTTTTCAATTTGTTCACTTTCATTCCATTCACAAAAATCCCCATCAATAATATCATCTTTTTTAAGTGAGTCGACATAATAAAAAGTATTATCATTTTTTGTGTAACTTGTAAATTCTATATTTGAATGATTTAACGCTCCATTAGATGAACCCCAAAAAGATTGAGGAAACGGCACTAATCCTTGTTTTGTTTGTCCAGAAAAATTTATTGGAAATTTAACATATATAGGTTGGGATTTCATTCCCAAATTAAAATCCCATCCTCTTTTTAAATAATTTGGATTAATCCCGTTAGGTCCACCGTAAGTCCATCCCAAATAACCTTTCCAAATTGTTGTTAAAAATAATTCAGAAATTGGTCTTTTTTGATTATCAAAAATATTTGAAGTGTTAAAATCTTTATTTAACGTAATATTATATGTTTGAGAACCTTCTTTAATTGACACTCTTGATTTATAATCAGGCGTTGTTGAAGAACTTTCATATTTTTTATTCACTCCAAAAATATTATTTTCAAAACCAGCTTTAGTTAAAACAATATCTTCAGAAGGTACTAATATTTTATGCAATCGTACATAATATTTTGAAGTTGTATCACCAGTATTATCAATTGATATTACTCTTTTAGCAACACCTTCATTATCTTGATTAAAAGCAGTACCTGTATACCCTAAATTTGCAATGTTAAAAACATAATCTTCGGTTCCATATTGACCATTTCCTAAAGAAAATACTGGGAACGTATCCAAACTACTTGAAAATCCAGTATATGGTAATTTATTAGTGTTAATATCATTACTATTATATATTTTTAACTTAACAAATTCTCCGGGGGTTAACCCATGTTTAATTGGAGAAGAAAAACGTATAACCTTAGTGCCTTGATATGTAACATTATTATTATACCCAACACTAATTCTAAATGGTATACCTTCATTTGCGTTCCAATTTACATCTCCTTTTTGAGCCCCATCTTCTTTAGGGTCTAAAAAAGCGCTCATTTCTAATGTTGTACTACTAAATGGATATGTTATATAAAATCCCCAATTATATGTTCCAGCACTTTTAGTGTTAAAAACTATTTGTTCTGTTAAATTTTCAATACCAGGAGCTTTAGTATATCCAGTCACATTATAATCATTTCTAATAAAATCAAATTCATTATATTGTGGAAATCCTGACCAAATAACCGCATTATTTTTACTACCAATTGGAATTGTACTATCATTAAAAACAGAACACGATAAATAAGACGCTTTACCCTCATTTACATAATATAAATTATTTTCAAATGGAGGATAATTTGTTGTTCCTGAATAAAAATTTTTAAATAATAATTCTATTTTAAATGTTGGTCTAAAAATTTTAGATAATTCTCTTTCATCATTATATAATTGCGCTAAATTAACATTAGAAATCCTATCATATTGAATTAATTCTTTAACATTTTGTTCAAATGGAATAGGGATAATTAAGTTTGAATTTGGAGCTGATTTATATTTTAAGCTCCCTAGTAATATTTTTATTCCGTCTCGACTCATTTTAATTTAGTGTTTTATATAAAAACATTTTCAGAATTAACCCATTTTTTATTAAATAAATCAATTGCCGTTTTTCCTTTTTTTAATCCAAAATAAAAATAAAAAGGCGTTCCAAACGTTACTAAATTATTATTATCACTTGGAGATGTTGAAGTGTTTTTTGACCATGTACTAATACTACTATTAATAGTGACACCTGTACCTGGCCCGTTTGACACACCATAAATATATCCCTTAAAAAAATTAGTTTTTGTTTCAATATTTGTTTTAAAAAATCTTGATTGTGTTTCTAACCTATCTAAAGATTGGTATTTATATGAAAAAAATGTTTCAGTGTTTCCAGTTGTTTTTTTAACAAGCCCTGTATACCATTCATTAGTTTCATTACCAAAAATAAATGATGTTGGTGTTTGTGTATTTAAAATACCAAGCCCTATTGTTTGTTTAATTTCCCATTGATACATAGGGATTTGTTGTGAAAAATTAGATAATTCGTTAAACGAGCAAAAACTATTTGGAACGTCACCGTTAATTAATGTTCTACGTGGTGACACTAAATCTCTTATTTCCAAATCAGAATCATAAAACACGCCAAAAGTTGGCCCAACTTTAGAATAAAATATTGGATTGCTTGTAAATCCAGTATTGTTTCCATAATTAGCCTCATCAAAAGGAGCCACTCCAACTTGAGAATTAGTTGATACCATTTGAGCATAATCTCCATCAATATATAAACCCCTTGAAAAAAAACCGGTCACTAAAAAAGTAAACTCTTTTGTAACTACTCTACTTAATATAAATAAATTAAGTAAAGGGTCAACATCACTAAAACTACTTTTATTTAAATTAGTAATATTATACCCATCTAAATCATCAGACATAACAATTTCTTGTAAATATTTTGACCTAGGACCCAAGTCCATAATTGTTGTTGGGAATTTAATAAATTTATCGTTTCGACTTCTACCAAACGATGGATTGTTAATTCCTATAAATGCACCATCTTGTCTTGTGTCACCTGCTAAAAATGGGCTTGACCTATAATAAAATTCGTTTGTTTTAGAATGCAATCTTACAGTGTCCTTACAATATCTACTATACGGGTAATTTGCACTAAAAAATACGCCATATTTTGTTAAATACGGATTTGTTGGACTTACTTTTTTAAAATTTGTAAATACTGGTGTAAATCTCCTATCGTTTTTAATTGGAAATGCAAATAAAGTACCATTTATCCAATTATTCCTAAAAACATGACCAAAAACATTTCGACATGCCGCATAATTTACATTTAATCTATTTCTCCATTCATATATAAGTGCAAAATCTTTACCATTTATTAAAGTATCAAAAATTTTTGTTATCGTTATATAACAACCATTCATTAGTATTTTATCAGTCACTTCAGTACCAACATTGTTATAAAAACATTTGTTATTTTGTGGTAAAACTCCAATAGTATTATTATCGGTAGTATAACAATCTAACGGAATTAACCCATCACAAGTTGTGGTTGCAAGTGCGTTAGTTGCAAAATTTTCTCCTGCATCGTCTTGTCCGGAAGCAAAACCAATAGGTGTTTTTGGAGTTCCTCCTAAAGAAAATGAAAGTCCGTTTTCATCAAGTAAATACGCGGTAAAATATTGATTAGTATGTAATGCAAAACTACTATTACCCCCATATGAACTATCTACTTTATTTTCAGTTGTTGATGTTGGTAACCTATCAGACCTCATAATTAATTTACTAGTATCTTCAGTTATTTTAATTTCAATAACATTATCTTTATTATAGGTTGGAGAATAATAATATCCATCGTAAGCCCATTTACCAACATTAGCTAAATATTCTGTTTGATTATTATAACAATTTAACCCTGTATTATACTTATTTTTAAGTAACATGACCCCGCCACCTTCTAAAAATTCATTTGAATAATACCCTCTATTTAACGGCTCTCTATTAATAAAAACAGAATAACTGTTTTTTATTGAAATCCCAAAAGCTGTATTATCTTTATATGTCACATTAAAACTTGAAGGGCTTCCGTAGTTAGTTCCCATATCAAAAATAGGTGTTCCAGTTTGAGTATGATATTTATTTGGGAGTAATAATGGTGAAGGAAACTCAGTTTTATTTAAAGTAAAAAATTTCATAGTAAAAACACCCTTCAATAGTGTTTGCCAAGAAATTGCAATTTCTTTTGTCATTCTATTAACTTTTAAAATAACATCACTTGGTGTTCCATTTGCAACACTATCAAACGTCACTTCAATTTGATTAATAGTTTTTAAAGTAATATTTGGCATAAAAATTATACCATAACCAGTATCATATTCATCAATAGATACATTAAATGTTTTATAATATATTTTGCCTTCACTATTAATCCAACACACAATTAATTCTTTAGAAAGAGGATTAAAATCTAAAGAAAATGATATTACAGTATCCGTTGTTAATATTTCACTACCATTAAAATTAGTTCCAACATTATCTGCACTTGTAGGTCCAAAAGTTTTTACTAAATTTCCATTAAAATCAAAGACACTAAAATATAAAGTAGAATCACTAGTTTTTCTATATCCACAAGCGTAAAGATTTACAATATCATCCATCCCAACACCATATGAACGAATTAAATCAGATTCGTTATATATTGTTATTTTTGTTATATCAACAGGGAATGTAGAAATAGGTAAAAACACACTTCCATTTACGAATGTGTCAGGACTAAGTTGACCTGTTACATATCTTTGAGCTCTATTTATAAACATTAACACTGGAATTCCTTCAGTTAATGCAGTTCCTCCAACAGGCATATCTGAATATGATGGAACAGGAAACATTAAAATAATACCGCTACTTATATAATCCACCTCAATATCAAAATCAATAAATGAAGTATTTCCACCACTATTTAAAAAACCAACATCGATAAGACTCTCCCCTAAAAAATTAACAGGTGACGTGAGAGTATTAGGAAGAGTCACATCAAAATCTTGATTCCAAAAAGATATGTTAAGTTTATTAAGTGATGGCAATTTATAAGAATCTAATTTAACAATTGCAACTTCTCCCCATTTAAAAGGTAAAATTTTAATTTTTGAAATTATAATATCAATATTTGGCGGTCTGTCATAATATAATAATTTTGTATTAACTAATAACGTATTTTCATCTCGTATTGCAATTCTAGCAATTGTTGAGGCTCTTGAATATTGTGGTTGTACAGTTGGTACAGTATCCCCACTATATGCAACTAAAGAATAACTTTTATGCGAATGTAACGAATCTGTAATATACGTATCACCAATACCAAAACCAATATTAGCCCAATAACCACTTGCAACAGCAGTTATTGTTCCATATGTTGCACCTGTAATATTCAGAAATCTTGCGTAAGTATTATTATAACTTTGAAGAATATCTGATGATGGTAATGCTTTATTATAAATTTTTACGATTGACAAATCACCATTCACAAAATTAACAGATGAACCTGAATTTACAATAGTTCCGGACCATTTTCTCATCAGTCTTATATCACCACCTGTTTGTGAAGCTAATGATGTAGTAACTGTTCCTCCAGATGCCGCCCCATTAATATATTGTCTTACTGTTGTACCATCATATGTACCAACAACTTGATACCAAACCCCTATAGCAGGAGCAAATCCTGGAGTTCTTTGCCATCCACCATTTTTATAAAATCCTACAGACAGATTATGAGAAGGAGTATCATTCGTACCAATACTAAAATTTAAATTTGAATTATCAAATTGATTTGTAATAATTGAAGTAAGTTTAGTTGACAATGAAGTTGTTAATCTAAACCAAACTTCAACGGTCCAATTAGATAAAGTTCCAATGTTAGGTATTGTTGCATATTCAAAAGACGTACCGGTCATTGTGGGACTATTAACAAATTGTAATTTTCCATTATAAGACGATGAATATGTTGGTGAATTAAATAATGTAGAATTATTTGCTCCAATTAAATCATTCCATATACTACCTGTTCCAGGATAAGACGCTAAATTTCCTGAATCAAGATTAATTAATAACCCCTCAGGTGGTTGAGTTAATGCATGATAAGTACGAACCTTATAATTATAAGGTGCGTTAATATTCATGTGAAAAGGAATTGGTTTAACAACGTAACCCCAATTGTTATAATTCCAAGCAGTATTTGCGTGGGTAATTATCCAAGTCGGATTACAATCAGCACATGGCCAACATGCTCCACTTTCAGCTGATGTGGCCATTGATAAATCTATCTCAATTTGACGTTTAAATTCTCTAACAAAATAATTAGTTTGGTTAGGTAAACAATTTGTATAACCATCATAATTTTGAATTGCTTCACTAAATGGTGGAGTATCAATTAAATTATCCGGTTTATAAAAATCATTATTTGGCGTATTTGTATTGCCATCCCTTACTCCCGATTGAGTAAGTTTATCAAAACTTGAATAATACATTGGTAAATTAGTCGTATATGAACTAAACGATGCGTTTCCGGAAAATGCAGGTTTAAATCTAAATGAATCGTGATAAAGTGTACCATCGGCTTCATTTAAATAAATATCAGGGTCTAAATTACTTGAAATACTATGACTAATACTATTAATATTACCTTTTATTGGGTGATTTAAAAAATAATTCCCCTCAATTATTAATTGTGAACGTTTCCCCCATTCTTCATCTGTATTATACCCGAATAACCATGATAAATCATATTTGTTTTTTTGTTTTGTTGAATTTGGGTCAACACCTCTAACACATATAACAACACCTTGTTTTTTACCATCAGAAATTGCCCCTAAAGAATTAACTGTGAACGCACTAGATGCTTGATAATCCCAATCCCCATACTCCGTTTTTAATATTTCAAACTTACTAGAATTTCCTAAATAACGACTGTTTAAAGTTACTTCTGTTTCGTTAGGGTTACACATACTTGAAAACGTCTCATAAGTCATTGCGGTAATAACCATAAAATATTCAATATCTGTAGCAAATTTTGCGTACATATCCCCTTGTTCTTGCGGTAAAAGATAATCAACCCCTAACTCTCCGCTACCGTTTGGATTTGCATATGTTATATTAATATTAGAATTAGTTCCCGTATTAATTGCTGTTCCTGTTACACTAAGACTACCATATTGATTTAACTCACTAAGACCATTTATATTATTATCACTTGAATCGTTAGTATTTTGAAACGATAATAATTGTCCAGGTTTAAGTTTTTTTAATTGGTCATTATTAAGTAATAAGGTTAACGTATTATCATAATGAAATTTATTAGGCCCACTATTTAAATCACTACCAAAAGTAACTTTAATACGATTAACCCCTAATCCATGATAATTATTATAATTTTCATCAAAATATTTTGATTTAAGATTAAACAAATTCATTCTTTCACTTATTGGTAAACTTAATGAAAATGATAATCTAGTATTAGTAACAGGATTTTGACTTAATATTGACCAATAATTATAATCAATATTTTGACCAAATTCAGTATATTGTGGTACTCTTGTTTTAGAAGTTGTAAGTAAAGTTTGGTTAGGTTCTATCCCAGAAAGTATTGTAGAAATTTTTGAATTTTGTGCTTTATAAAACATTGTAGTCGATGTCGTACCAATAGTAGGGGGGTCAGGGGGACCATTTACAGGTGCTATTAACAATGTTGCACTAGGAAGATTTGGTATATATTTAGTTACATCGTTAAAAATTAAACCTAATGTAATAGGAGCTAAAAAACTATTTTTATTTAATTGTTGACTTATTAATTTTTGAATTCCTATTTGGGGGTCATTTTCAACCGCATTCACATTATTATCAGGACTTGATTCATTAACATTACAGTCACAAAGCTCACAATCAGGATATGTTAACATTGGAATTTTGACTCTTTCAAAATATTTATACAGATTCCTTATCCGTTCCGCAAGAGCTTCTAACTGGTCGGCAGCAGTATTACACCAAGTAACATATGCCATATCATCAAAGGGATACCAACCGTCACTACAAAACATAATACATTTCCCGAGTACATTTAGTGCTCCAAATCCAAGTCCTCTTATTGAATCTATTATTACATGATTTATAAAATCACAAATTTTTCTTAAAACCCACGCTATAGAATCAAGTATCCAACCGATAAACATTCCAAGAATTTTAAGAAGTGTACCTACAATGTGAAAAATAATTACAATAACATTTATTATTATATATGCCACCAAAAGTAAAATTGAAAATAACAAAAATATAATGTCAAATCTATATTGACCATCGTTTACTGGAAATTTATTATTTTCACTTGCACATTCAGAATTAAGAATATGTTTAATAGCGATTTTTCTATTTAATAAAGCCCCACTATTATAACTGTCCATCATTTGGGAAACAGTATATACTTTATTATAAGTTAACTCATAAAAATAATCATCACATTTAATTGCCACTTCTGGGTCAGGATAATCATTCCAATCAGTACTAAACGAGTATGATTTTTCGGCCAAAGCGGCATTTTCACTATAATTTAAAAATTCTGAATTAATCACTTGAATTGCACCATTATTTTCAAAAAATGGGTCTTGGTCATCGGTCCAATATTCTCTAATATTAGGCACTAAAAAATACCCTCTTTTAATAGCCTCAGATAAAGTATCTCCTTGCGCCCATTTAATTTTAAAACGATATTTTCCTTTAGTAGGGATACCAACTTTTGGGTCTGGAGAAATTATTTGTTCTCCAAATTCATTAGTTATCACATAATCTAAATTCATTGGTACGTCTACCATCCAAGCACCGTTTTCATCAATTACTTGACCACCTTGTTCTATATCATATAACTCTAATCCCGGATAACCAGTGGTAGGGTCAATATACAAAGTTTGTCTTAAAGCTTGGATAATCCCTGGTCCGGCAATTAAACTACATTGGTCTCCTAAATTTAATTTTGGTTTACAATTTCTTTTTTGATAATCCACCTCATCACCAGTGATTAACGACCCCATAAATATTGAAGTTGGAGTTATTTGAATTTTAGTTTCTTTTGTTAAATCAAAATCAACTCTATTAACCCCCAAATTACAAATTTCAGGTTGTCCCCAAAGTGGTTGTACTTCTACGGATTTATTTAATGAAAAAATTTGTGGTAATTCGTTTAAATTTTCAGACGCTTTAAATTTAATCCCAGCCACTTGTCCTGGAGTCGCTATTCCCATTCTAATTAAATCTTGAGGAGCTAATGAAAATTCACCAATATCTGATAAATCAACATCCGCATGAATGGTATAAGTTCCAATTGGAACCCCAAAAATCATAAAATCACCACTAGTGTTTGTTGACGCACAATATTTATAATATTTATCGTAAACTTCAATTAAGGTTGGTGAAACTAATACATCTTCTCTATCAAAAAAAGTGCCTGTTGGATTATGAGCAGAATGTGATTTTTTATATGGTAATAAATTATACCTATAACCATCTGCATTTTGGTCGGTTATTTTTTCATAGGGATATAAATCATAAATTAACGGATTTAACTTATCTTGTTCTGAAACAGGTATAAATATTGATACTTTAACATTAGGTATTCCATACCCACCATTAACAGTTAATCTACCTACAATAACACCATAGTCAGCACAAGGCCTTGTATAAATTTGTTCTTGTAAAATTTTGAGTGATAAAATTTCTAAATATTCAAAGTCTTGGTCTAACTGAACACTAAGATAACTATCAACACCAACTTTAGTTCTTAATCTGTAAGAATTTGCCATGGATATTATAAAAAATCTTTCAATAATAAATACTTAAGTATCTATTTTCATTAAAAGATAGTCCAATATCTTACAAAATAAATTGTTATGAGAATTTAATATTTGTTAGGTTTTGAACTCTAACATTAATGTCTTTAGTTGGGTATCTAATTTGATATGTTTGACTTGATTCGGCAAATATTGTGTCACTTATCAATTCAATTTCTTTTGTAACCAAATCTTTATATCTTTGAGATGTTTGTGATGACGAATATAACCCTCCAACTTTATTAAAAAAACTTATATTTGATATTGATATTACACCATTTTGGTTTTGTATGTTTTTTCTAAGTTCTGACACATTTACATTTTGCCCCATTTGTCTATTCCCACTAGAAAAGAAATTTGATATTTGATTAGCAATTGATGAAATTACTACTCCTTGATTTTGAGTATTATCAAGAATAATGTCAATTAAAACACCTAAATCAATAACGTTTGCCGATTCAATTGAAATATAATCATTTATCATTCTATAATTAGATAAATAATTTGCTAAATTACTTTTAAGAGTGTTTGAAACAGTTTCAGTTAACATTCCACTATCGTCATAAGATAACATTTTTATTTTAATTTTATTATTTTCTTCAGTAATACTTACCTTTGCAGGTGCTCCAAATTGCGATGGCATTGTTCTTATTAATGATTCATAATCATTAATTGTTACCGCTCTATTTTGAGCCGAAAAATTATAACTGACTAAATTCCTTACCTCTTCTAAAGTAGGAGTATTAGCTCCACCAATAGCTGCGGTAACGTTAGTACAACCTAATGAATTAACAACACTTGTATTAACAGATGATGACGCCCCATTAACTGAAAAATTAACAGTTCCTATTTGGTTAATTACATTAACCCCAACATTTGTCGAAACCCCACCTCCAATTCTATATTGAATAAATAAAGTGGTATTTGATTTAAGTGTACTACCTAAAGCAAAATTATTTGAATATTTATATAAATCTAAACTGTGCCCATTTCTTGCAAACTCATTTAATTGTTCATCAGCAGATTGACTTCCACCTCCAAAAGTCATTTTTAAAAACCCTTCAGGTGTAAACTCAGTGATAAATTTAGTAGAAATTGATATGTATTTTCCAATTTTTATTCCAGGATTATCCGAAATTTTAGTTGGGTCTTCAACAAAAACTTTATCTTCAATTAACGCTTTTACCTCATACCACCTTCCATCAATCGTCATAAAATCTTGACTACTAGGTATGTTTGCAAATTGTGTTCCATCTTTTAAGATAACACTTGTAATACCTAAGACATTTTTTTCAGGTAAAAATAACTCAAAAAACGGTTTTACGTCATTTGATGTGATAACTCTTTTAAATACTTTTGTAAGCCCATTTACAACGGTTTCTCTTTTTTTAATTGTATAGTTAAGTAATTTACCATTTTCATCATAATTAGGGATTTTAATTCTATTAGGAAAACCATCACTTCCAGTTGCCGATGTAAAATCAACGTCATATACAGATTCAAATACCTGACCTGCTCCTATAACTTGAGAACCCCTTCTTAATATTCCACAATAACTTAAATCTTCATTATCTCCAAGAGGTGGTACAGTAATTGAAAAGTCAACTAACGCCACTGAAGGTCTTTGACCTGGTATTTTTAACCCATAGGTTCTGGCAATATTGTAAATTGAGGATGTTTGTTGAGCATATTGTAATACAGTTTCTTGAATACTTCTGTCAATATTAAATTGTAAATTATCGGTTACCGCCGCATTTAAATCCATTAACGCAGAAAATATAGACGCGTCATTAAAATTTTGAATTAAATCAGGGTAGTAAGCTTTAGTAAAATTAATTAACTCTTGTCTTATCCCTTGATAATCTCTCGTTACATATGATATTTTTTTGTTTGCCATTATATTACTAAATATTGATAATTACAAAATCACTAGATGCAAAACTATCGGATGTTACTTGATAGTCAATTCTTATTTTTGCGGTATGTTCTTTTTCTGCAATTCCGGGCACCGTAAATGTTTTTTCTCCGTTAGCATCAATATACGTACCTTTATTTTCTTCACCGTCAGACGCTGCCGTAATTGAAATATTTTGTAAAGTTAATTGTGGTAAATATTCGCCAACAGTTTCCCGTATTTCAAATTCAATTTGTGAAAATGTTTGAGCGTCAATAGGTTCAAAAATATATTCATATAGTCTAGTCCCAAAATTAGGCATATAATATCTAGTACCTTTTCTTGTTAATAACAAATGTATTAAATTACTTCTTATTTCTTCATCAGAAGTAAGTGTTAAATTTAAATAATCTCCGTATTGAGAGTCATTAAATGGGAAACTAACCCCATATGTTTTTCCAAACGCCATTAATGATAAATATAGTGTCGTCTTTTTTTATTCGAGAAAGAAGATATAAAATTAAACTATATTATGATGAACATCCAAAACATTCAAAATCAGAATCTAACCCTTTTTTACTGTTTGGAACGTAATCATACGTCATTGTTTTTACTGGAGTCGTTAAAGGTTTTTCTATTTTTGACATGTCCAACGCTAAATGTTTTGCTCCTGTTGAAATCGCTTTTGTTCTAACATAATAACATAAAGTTTTTAGTCCTTTTTCCCAAGAATGAAAATGTGATGACGTAATTTTAGATAAAGTCGGATTAGACATATAAATATTCATTGATTGTGATTGGTCAATAAATGGTGCTCTATCCGCTGACATATCAATAAGTTCCTTTTGTGAAATCTCCCAAATTGTTTTATATTTAGGAATTAAATGTTCAATTCTTTTTACTTTTTTATTGTAATTTTTATCTTCAACATCTAAATGATTATTAAAATTAATATTTTGTATAGACCCCTCATTTAATATGATTTCATTTTTTAATTCTTCGCTCCAAATACCAATTTTTTCAAAATCATTAATTAAATATTTGTTTACAATTGTAATTTCGCCACCAACAACTCTTCTATTAAATAACGCAGAGTGAGCTGGTTCAGTCATTTCAAATGAACCTGTTATTTTAGCCGAAGACGCGACCGGCATTTGAGCGGTTAATAAACTATTACAAACTCCAAATAATTTAACTTCTTCTTTAAGTTTGTCCCAATCCCATAATCCACTTAAATCATTTTTAGATAATCCCCACATATCAAATTGAAATTCACCTGATTCCATTGGAGACCCTTTAAAGAACTTATAAGGTTCTCTAATACCTTGTTTACATAAACTATTACTTTCGGTTATTGCCGCATAATAAATTGTTTCAAATATATTTTTATTTAATAATTTAGCTTCACTAGAAGTAAAAACATAATCCATTATGTAAAAAACGTCAGCCAAACCTTGAATTCCAATCGCAATTGCTCTTTGTTCTAACCCACCTTTTAATCCTTTATCTGTCGAATAACTATTTATATCAATTACATTATTTAACGCCCTTACAACTTTTCTTGTTTCGTTTAATAATAATTGATAATCAAATTTACCATCAATTACAAAATTCTTTAACACCATTGATGAAAGAGTACATATTGCGGTAGTTGTTTCATCCGTAAATTGATAAATTTCACAACATAAATTACTTTGTTTAATGGTCCCAATATTTTTATGATTACTTTTACGGTTAGCACTATCTTTGGCGGATAAATAAGGAACTCCAGTTTCAACTTGAGATTCAATTATTTTACTCCAAATATCTTGAGCTTTAACTTTTTTACCAATTCCTAAAGAAACCGCTTTATTATAGTTTTCTTCATACTCAGCATCATAACATTCTTGTAATGGTTTAATACCAGATTTAATTATTTCATTTGGACAAAACAAATACCAGTCTTGGTTATTTTTTACCGCTTTCATAAAATTATCAGGTATCCATAATGCAGTAAATAAATCTCTCGCTCTTAATTCTTCGGCACCAGTATTTTTCTTTATTTCCAACAAATCCATAATATCTTTATGCCAAGGCTCAATATAAATTGCCGCACTTCCTGGTCTTCTACCTTGTTGGTTAAAAAATCTTAAAGACTCGTTAACAATTTTTAAATATTTTAATAACCCACCAGCATATCCACCAGAAGAATTAATTCTACTTTCTTTACTTCTAATATTTGACATTGATAATCCAATACCGGCAGCGTCTGACGAATAAGTCGAAATATCATTTAATGTTTGTAATAACCCATTTCTTGAATCTGAATTGTTATAATGTAACACACATGACGCTAATTGAGGTACTTTTGTACCAGAATTAATCATAATTGGAGTTGCGGGAGAAATAAGTTGGTTTGATAACGAATTATAATATTCAATAGCCTCTTCATAAGTATTTGTAACCCATAATGAAACCCTCATGTACATATGTTGAGGTCTTTCTACAACTTTACCTTGAGGATTTTTTAATAAATACATTTCAGATAACGACCTCCAAGCAAAATAATCAAAGTTATAATCATTGTCATGATTAATAACAGAATCAATATTATTTTCTCCGTATTTTTCTATAATTTCAATTAATTTTTTATGAATTATATTATCGGAATACAATTCTTTCATAGTTTCACAAAAACTTGGATTTGTTTCTTTATGATAAGAAGAAATAGCAACTGATGACGCCAATCTAGAATAATCATGATGACTTCCGGTGTAAGACGCCGCGATTTCATATACAAGTTTATCTAATTCTTTAGTAGTTATAACCCCTTCTGTTGGTACCGAAGTAATTACTTTAATAAAAACTTCATCTGAATTAACACTTAAACCTTTTGAAGATTTTTTAATTCTATTATATATTTTTTGTGGGTTAAATGAAACATCGTCCCCATCTCGTTTTTTTATTTTTAATGACATAGTTCTCTTAATATAATAAATTAAAAATCAGAATCAAAGGTTAATGTCTCATTTAATTTTGCTTTTTGATATTCCATAGTTCTGGACTCAAAAAAGTTCCCTTTTGTTTCAATTGCAATTTGTTCCATAAATTTAAATGGTTGTTCAACATTAAATACTTTTTTACATCCAAATTTAACTAATAAACCATCAGTTACAAATTCAAGATATTGTTTCATTAAATTTGAATTCATCCCAATTAAAGAAACAGGTAAAGATTCCGTAATAAATTCTTTTTCTATTTCTAACGCAGAAAGTAAAATTTCTTTAATCTTATTTTCACTTGGTTTATTTTCAATATGGTTGTTTATTAAGTGTATAGCAAAATCACAATGTAAATTTTCATCTTTAAATATTAATGAATTAGCATTACAAAGACCTTGCATAACCCCTCTAGATTTTAACCAAAAAATAGAACAAAATGAACCGGAAAAGAAAATACCTTCAACCGCGGCGAACGCAATTAATCTTTCTTGAAATGTTGAATTTTTAATCCAACTTAAAGCCCAAGTTGATTTCTTTTGAACCGCAGGTAATCTATCAATTGCATGAAAACATTCATCTTTTTCATTAGGATTTGACACATACGTATCAATTAATAATGAATACATTAATGAATGTATATTTTCCATCATGATTTGAAACCCATAAAAGAATTTAGCCTCAGGATATTGAACTTCTTTTAAAAAGTTTTCTGCCAAATTTTCGTTGACAATCCCATCAGAAGCCGCAAAAAACGATAATATATTTTTTACAAAATATTTTTCATTTTCTGACAAGTTTTCCCAATCACGAATGTCATTTGACAAATCCACTTCTTCGGCGGTCCAAAAAGCGGCTTGGTGTTGTTTATAATATTCCCATATATCATTGTGTTGTATTGGGAAAATAACAAATCTATCTTTGTTTTCTTTTAGTATTTTTTCCATATTTTTTAAGTTTGTCTTTGTTTTCTTTTTTCCATTAAATCTTTAACTCTATCACGTTGTCTTTCTTCTTGTTTTTCTTCAAGTCCTAAGAAAGTAACAGAACTTTCAGTATCAATCTCAAGCATACCATTATCAAATTTACAATTTTCAAAAACAACACCATCATCACCAATCCTTGATTTTGTAATTGCGATTGTTGCTAATTTCATTTCTTTTTGTTGTAAACTCTTCGCAACAGTTATAATAACGTGACCCACTTGGGCCTTTTTAATTGACCCTCCCATTTGGTCAGTAGTAACTACTTCAGAAGAAATAGAACTACGATTTCCTTGAGTTGCTGTCCACCCAACTAAATCCATTTCATGACACATTGCTTCAAAAGCTCTCATTACAGACCCTTCAGACTTCCATTCGTCCCCCAAATTTTTATCTGGAACAACACAATCAATATAATCTAAAGTAACCATATCAATTTTAATACCGTCAGCAACCATTTTACGAATTTGGTTTTTAATCTGTAACATAGTCATTGTATCTGATGGTAATTTTTTTAAAATTAAATGATTTGGCATCGCCTCTTTTATTTCATTAACTTTAGTCATTACTTCTTCTTTTCTCAATGTCAACTCATCCGGATGTATTTTAGTCCACAATGTAATATGTTTTCTTTGAATAATTTTTGGATTATCTTCAAAAAATAATTGTAAAACATTATATCCTAAGTTAAATGCGTGATTTGTAATTTTAGTCATTAGAGTGGTTTTACCGACTCCTGTTGGCGCAAGTATAACACCTATCTCCCCTTTAGCTAAACCACCTTTAAGTAGTCTATCAATACCTGAAATACCCATTGGAATTGGGTGACGGTAATCTTCATTTAAAACATCATCCAAATTAGAAAACGCATCAAGTAATCCGTCTCCTTTTGTACCAACTTGTATTGCTTCTCTAATTAATTCTTCAGCCTTATCATAATTTTCAAACTCACCACCATCAATTATTTTTTGAACTTTAACCATGGCTTTTTGAAGTTCTTGTTGTTTACAAAACTTCATTCCTTTTTCTTGAACAAAACCTAAACCACTACTTGGAGCTTCTTTTATTTTTGTTAAAGTATCTAAAACTATTTTTGAAGCTAGTTCTTGTTGTAATTCAACTTTGGTTATTTGTTCTAATGTTTCAAATGACGGAGTATGTTCAAATTTAACATAATATTCTTTAATCATTTGAATTATGATTTTAAAATATTTGTTTTCAAAATAATCAGATTCAATAACATCAATTATTGACCTACCGAATTCTTTATCAATTATGATTTGATTTAAAAGTTGTAACTGAAAAACGCTACCTAAATATTCAAAATTTTTACCAGTTCCCATTTTTTAATTCTCCGTTTTAATAAATATTACACATCTAACTTAACTTCCGCATATTCAAAAGACAATTCGTTCGATGAAAAAATGTCAGTTAAACTTGTCAGTAGTCTTTTTATGTGCGGGCGTATATCTACGGTGTATCTTATCTTAGGCGGGTACACTTTAGCGTCAAACATTCTGTGACAAATTGTCATATCATTTATTTTAATATAAATGTTAAAACTTTCAGGACCATCAGTATATGACGTATTTAATAGTTCTGGATTATCTTTAATTTCTTCTTTGTTTTCTAAAAGATAAACAACCGATTTTAATTTAAACTCAGCGCTTACCAAGTCTTTAAATTCTTTCAGAAAAAGATAAAGGTCTTCTGAATATTTTGCATTTGGATTATAATCCCTTACATTAAAAAATCTTTGGACGATTATGTTTTGATTAACCGTCATTAAAAATTCTAATTTTGTTGAATCTAGTTCTTTCATATTGTGTTATTTTTTTGATATTTATTTTTTTCTTTTCTTGTTAATTTTAAAAATGGTTTTAAAAAATAAACCCACGTATCGTCTGTTTTAGGTAAAAATTTAAAAAGTCCATCATCCATCATCATCTTCATTAAATTTTTATAACCTCTACCATCAGGGTCTAATGTTTCTTTATAATATTCTTCAACAATTTGTTTAACTTCGTCAGTTATTAATGGTTCCGATAAATCAATAATTTTTGAGTTTGTTTCAAAAAATTTATTCCCATATATACCATTTTTTGTTCTACCAGACAATAAATTTTTAAGTGATTTGTTATTTTTATCTTCATTTAATAACGTTTCCGCCTTTATTAAAATATCATTAAAATTTATGGGTTTTTCAAGTATTTCGGGAAATAATTTAACTAATGTTTTTTCACCTAAATAATAAATTCCATCAATATTGTCAGATTTATCTCCTGATAATATCTTATATGTTTTAATATTTTCGTGAGGAAATTCATAATGTTTTATTCGAATTTTATCTCCGTTTTTATAGGTCACTTTACTCATTGGTGAGTATATAGAAACCTTTTCAGAAATTAATTGAGTTAAATCCTTATCTGAAGATACTATGGTTTTATTTTCGTCTTGAGAAATTAAACAATAATACGCAATTAAATCGTCAGCTTCATTATTATCCTGTTCAATTTGACGTATAAAAGTTTCTTCTAAATATTGTTTAATTCTACTTTTTTGTTCGTCAAAAGAATCATTTTCCATTTCATTAACCCCATGTCTGCGGTTTTCTTTATATTGAGGATATAAAATTTTTCTAGTTGATGAATTGTCGTCACCGTCCCACATAACAACTACTTTATCAAAGTTTTGTTCATCGATAAGTCTTCTAATAGTGTTTATAAAATACCATATTCCTCCAACATGTTTATCATTATGGTAAAAATCTTTTACTCCACAAACCCCAATTTTTAATAAATTGTTAGCGTCAATTAATAATGTTTTTGTCACTTCCTTTGTTTATATTCGTTACTATAAAATTTTGTTACTCTTTTTCAAATTATCTTCCGCCCATAATGGTTGAAGATTTTTATAATGACACAACTTATAAAGTTCGTCCTCTGTTTTTACCGATGATAATGGAATAATATGGTCAATATGCCACTCACTCCTGTTATCCCAACTCATACCATTAGTAAATTGAGTTTCTAAATATTCTTTTAGAAATTGGGGGGTACAACCTACAATATCAAAAGTTTTGTTTCTTTTGGTGACATTTTTGGATTTAAGAAATCTTCTTAACCGACTTCTTACCGAACGGGCAATATTATACATCGGGTCATTAGCTCTTCTATATCTATCTTTTTCGTTAATGGAATCTCGATTATTCTTATTATTTTCAGAACGAATATTTTTATAAAATACGCGATATTTTTCATCATATTTTTTTTTATCGTCTTTATTTTGTGAATAATAATTTTTACCATATTGTAGTTTAGTTTCCCTATTTAAATAATAATACTTTTTAGAATAGTTTTTTTTTGTGTCTTGATTTAATAAGTATCGTTCTTTTCTAACTTTACTGTCACACAATTTACAAATACTAATATATTTTTCCCAATCTTGTCTATAATAAAAATTACAAACATTTTTTTCTTCCTTACATTTAGTACAAACTTTAGTTTCCATTTTTAATATATTCTATTAATAATTTATTAACAAGAGAAGATAAGTTTATAGATTTATTTTTAAAATATTGTGGTAGTTCAGGGTCAACCGAAACACCAATTTTAACTTTTTTTTCTATTTCTTTTTTTTTCTTTCTTCCCATACTAATAAATATCTACAAATTATAAAAAAGTAGAATTATTACAACTTTTTTTATTCGTCAGAATTTTCTTCACTAGTTTCATCTAATATAATTTCCCCAGTACCGCTTAAAATAGCATTCCAATAACTAGAATATTGTTTTTTATATTTATCTAACGCCTCTTTTGTATCCGCAATATACCCTTGAGGGACTGCAATTATTTTACCATCCTTGAATGCAATTCCTGTTACGTGATTTTTTAATATAGAAACTTTTGTTCTAACAGCATAAGATATGGTTCTTCCATTTTTAGTTGCGGTAATATGATTTACACCAGAACTTTTTTGATTACCAAATAAAAATACTAAAGATGAGGATAAAAATAACGCCTGACCTCCTTTAGGTTGTATTGTTGCTTGTCCGAAAGGTGAATCGGGGAGTTGAACCCAAGGTTGTACAATTACCGACATAGTGTTTAGATATGGATAATCTTCTTTTTTTGATTTTGATATTCTTGAATGAATCCCTCTACCTATTTTATCAGCTAAAACTCTAGCGTCGTGCATAGTGCCGCCTCCCCCATCAAAAGTTTGTTTACAAGGTATAGAACCTATCGAATCAATAAAAAACGCTAAATTATAAAGTATTTCACCTTTTTCTTGAGCGTCCAACAACTCATTTATATAATCAGTTAATTGTTCTATATAATCAAACGAATCATTAAAAATAAATTGTCCATCCCACTCACCATTTTCATTTTGTTCCGCTTGTAATCCCAATTCAACACTATGTTCAAAACTCCATTTTTTTTCTGTTATGATAAACACCGGTAAGTGACCTTTTTTTTGAGCGTCTGCCGCGGCTAATATCATCGCGGTTGTTTTTGAAGAATTTGAATGTCCTAAAAACATATTAATCCCCCCCATTACAGGTCCAGGTAAACCACAAGCATCCATAAATGCGTCACCACAATTATAAAAACTTTCGGGTTTGTATTTTGTTTTTGTTGAGAATTTCTCTTTTATATTTGAAAGAGAATTGTCTTTTTTCTTAATCGCCATGGTTAAATATATTTATTAAAATGGTTAATTGCGTCAAGTTTGTCTTTAGCGTTTGCTAATTTTTCAACAAATTTATCCATTTCTTCTAAATGTTGTGGGTGTTCACCAATACCAACCGGATTTGTAAAATAAATAAGTAATGTTGTTTCAGCTTCACTAATTTGAGCTTCATATTTTTTTACAAGTGATTCATACATCATTTGTGATATTTTTTGTTCTGTTTTCATAATTAAAATTAAAAATTTACATAAAAAAAAGCGTGGATTAAATTAATTATAATCCACGCTTACTTAATTAAAACGGCATTTCTGAATCTGGTTCTGAATCAGATTGTGGGTCTTTATTTGTAGTTAAAGATTTTCCACCCATGGAAACAGTACTTTCTGTTGTATTACTATAAGCGTATTTTCCTGCTTCAGAATCCCAACGTGGAGTTTCACCTCTCGCAATTGATTCAAGATATTCAACAGGTTTTTTAGAATAAACATCATCCCAACCTAATTCATCGGTAATCCAACCACTAGAAATATCTTTACTTTTATGTAATGGAGTTGGGTCATCATGCATAATAGTTTGAATAACAGTATATGTTGCACCTTTTGGAGTTTTTGCTTTTGCTAATTCAAGGATAATGTCTCTACCATTTTCAGGGTCAGTAATATCACCTTTTGCTCTCCAAATAGGGATAATTTTATCTAAAACACCTTCATTTTTATAATTGTGTTTAAATCTCCAAAATTTAACTCCATCATTTTCATTATCACGGTCAATAAGTTTAACGATATAAAATTTGCGAGCTTTGTATTGTTTCGCTAATTCTTTATCAGACTCTTTACCAGTTGACATAAGTTCTTCATGAACTTCAGTTAAAGGAGAACGTTCGTTATCATTTTTTCCTGGGTCATAAAATTTTTGCCATTTACCATCTAATAAAATCTCATGAAACCAAACTTCTTTAAATGGTGAACTTCCATCGTTTGTTGGTAAAATTCTTAATTTACGCTGACCTTGTTTTTCATTATCTTTTAAGATAGCCGCGAAATATTTTTTCATTCTTTCATCTTGTGACATTTTAAAAGTGGAAGATGAACCGCTTTGTTTTGAGGTCTCATACTGAGCCAAAACTGAATCTAATGTGCTTTTTGTAGACATGTGTATATATATTTAAATTGTTTCACATAAAATATAGGCAATAAAAAACGTTATGTCAATTACCATTTAAATTAAAAACGACCCTAAGGTCGTTTTATTATTAAATATTATTAGTTGGTTCGTTGTTTTGAAAGTTCCTAAAACTTTTTTTGATTTCACTTGGTTGATAATTTTCAACTTCGTCTTGAGTTAGAATATATTGGTCTTTCCCAGATTTTTCAAAATCTTCTTGTTTGTCTTCAAAAAAATCGCTAAGTTTTTGATTATATGGTCCAGAATCTAATGTTCTTAATTGTATTTTTTCTTCAGGGGATTTAATTCTATATTTTTCAATTTTTGCCTCTAAACTGTTAAGTTTATTAACAATAGTATCCATATCAGATAATTTACTTTCTAAGTTAGTTAACTGACTAAATAAATTTTGAAAATACTCTTCTTGTTTTTCTTCAACATTTTTTTGTGACTTAACTAAGTCTGTAATATCAAGTTCTTCTTTTTTATCTGAATCACCATCAAGTTTTTCAACATCTGGGTCGTTTTTAACATCCACAGGAACTGGGGGTGTTGAAGCATCACCAGTTGGTGGCGTTTCTGGAGCCGGAGGCAATAAAGGTAATTCCTCACCTGTTGGAGCGGGAGCTCCCGGATTTGGGGGTAATGCCGCATCTTGCTCACTAATATAACTATTAATACTGTTATACCTTTTTAATTCTTCTAAAATTTTTATGTCTATTTTCATTTTGTTATCCGTTTAAAAGTTGTTTAACCCCTTGCAAAGTTTCAACTTGAATTTTTTTATTTTGTTTCATAGTGTTGTCAACTCTTTCAATTAAACCATCTTTCATTCTAACGGTATAACAATCTCCAGTGTCTAAATCACATACTTCTTTATATCCATTACCAGCATCTTTTTCAGTGGTACGAGCACTTTTACCTAAATAACTGTCCAAAATTAATTTTACATCCATAACTTTTTTTATTATAAATATTGCGACTTTTAAAAAAGTGTTATTGAAGTCATTATTGTTGGAGTAATAATTAAAGAACCACTTTACGTTTTTGTGACACTAAAAAGATTTATACCTTCACTAATTCTTTGTTGCATAATCTTTTTTTCTTCAATACCAATATTATTATAATTTTCCTGACCAACATTAAAATCGCTCTCTATATTAATTATCCAAAACTTTAAAGCTTCTTCAGATTTTAATTGTAATTTTTCATTTAAACTTAATTGATATAATCGTGTGCTCCATCTATTAACTAAAAAAGAGATAGGATTACTTACATTATCAAATACGGCATATGGTTTAACAATATTAGTATCATTTGTTAAACACACATAACTATTTTTATTGAAGAAATCTGAAGGTTGCGCCCAATCACTTGTTAAATCAATAGAGGCAAAATTATTATTTATTGATGAAAATCCAGTTTTATTACCTGATGTTAAATAAAAAGAACAAAATATAATTTGTTCTAATATCTCTTTTTCTCTAGTTGACAATGCGGCAATATTTACTATAGAAATTATCATAGTTTTAATTTCTTTAAAATTATAAATTGTTTTTACTTTATCACCACTATCTAATTGATAGTATTTTTCGTATCTAACATATAAACTTTCATTACAATCCGCAACCTCTGCAACGGTTAACCCCTTAGTCGCTTTTGATACTATATAAGAACTATTATTTTTAACATTACCACTACTTAATTTACTATCCAACGCATTTTGTTTTATAAGTTGTTCAGATTTAGTGATTAAAGATTGTTTTAATGTTTCTAAATAATCAGTTGGTAATGGTAAACTAGCAACAGGTTGTCTTACACCTTCAAAAGAAGTATCAAATTTACCTGGAGATATTGTATGATTAACACTAGTTATCATATATGGGCCTGAAAACATTGGAATGTGTCGAAGATTAAAATACATTGTTGGTTGAATCATAGCATTACCTAACATATTAACACTACATTTATAAGACCTAGTTTTATACAAATCATATAATCCAACACTTTGTGACGACGCTCCTCTTCCAGAACCTTGATTTCTTAATTCAAACGCCATTTTTAATGATTCTGCAGTTTCTAATTTAGCGTCTTGAGCTACTGTAAACCCATTAAAAATTGATTGATTTTGTGGGCCAAATTCCACATTAAAAGCCACAACTTTATTTGAAAGAGCCCAATCACTTTTATTTTGTTGATTTTCAGATAAAGGATTGTCACTAGCTCTTCTCATATCAAACGAATCATCTTTAAATCTAACAGAACTATTGTTACCTGTCTTTAAATATTCACTAGCTTTACCACCATAAAAACAAACCATTTTTGATGATGATTGTCTATAATCAACATTTGTAAAAGTCCCAAATAACGTATTACCAAACTCTAAAGTACCTTCAGTTTTTGGTATTGGGTTTTTAATAACATCTTGTACATTATAAAAATTAATATATGATGGTAAATTCATTATAACAAAATTAGAAGTCTCAATAATACTTTTAACTATAGTTAATAAACTATTTCTAGGTTCTATTTTTGTCAAATAATTATCTTTTATTTTAAAAATATCAACAATAACGTCATCCCCAACATTTTTACTAGCTCTATCAATCAATAATACATCCTCAAACAATGTTTTATTTTTAAAATCATTACCTGAAATCCATTTATCATTTATTGCTTTAAAACTATCATATAATTCGTATTTATTTTGTGTTCCTTGAATTGTAGAATTTTTTGTTATTAATGGTTCAATTTTTACCGTATCTAATTTTTTATTAATAATTGATGAAATATCGTTAATAATATCATCATGAAATGTTATTGATTTATCTAAATAGTCATCCATTGATTTTTTAAATGCCAAATTAGATTCAGATTGTTTTGTTGTTGGAATGTTAGAATAACTAGGGTTTGGTAATTTTACATAATTAACAACAAGATATTTTTGTAATGCGGCTCTAGGGTCAGAAAAATTTTTTCCGTAATATTCAATTATTACTTCATCCACAATCCCCCTAATAATTTCATCATCAGTAAGATTACCACCAACATTATTGATTAATGTTTTATTTGGTGAAATATATATTGTTTTACCACTTAAATCTCTTAATATTGGAACAATATTAAAATTAGTTGTCTTATATAAATTTAAAATTTCATCACCAATAATATTTGAAGATGATGGAGCTCCACTTGAAGGTGTTGGTGTCCCAATTGACAGTGTTGGCGTTACTGATGGTGTTGGAGTTACAGATGGAGCTCCATTTGAAGGTGTTGGAGTAACAGTTGGAGCTTGTTTTATTTCGGCGTACGCTATTAAATCTTTATCAATTGAAGAAATAGGAACTCCCGGCGTTTTTTCTGAAAAAGATTGGAACAATTTTTGAGAAGCGTATAATTTAATTATTGTTGCTAATTTTTTTATATTTGTACTTGTAAAAGCAACATTAAAATCAATAAAAAAATCAGTTATATAAGAACCATCATTACTATAGGTTAACTTTGGATTATTTGAAAACCCAACATACACTTCTAAATCTTTCCAGGCCTGCGAATAACTAGCTTTAGAGTCTATTAATAAAGGAACCGGATTTCCTTTAACAGGTAAAGCATTTGGCGTTGTTGTTGTATACAACTCCCAAGTAATTGGTTCAGTAATTAATTTATTTGAAAATGAATAAAAAAGTTTTTTATCAAAAAATGATGGGTTCCCGTTTACAAATAAAATATCATTTTTTAAAAAATTATTTAAAACAAGAGTAATGTTTTTAATTTGCGCGGTTTGTATTTTTTCTAATAACCCTTCATTTGTCATTCCCTTATAAAAAGTTTCATCATATGGAACCGTTAACATACTTTTAATTAAAACTTGAAAATTTATATTATTCAAAATTGGGTTTTCCGACAAAATTTTTGAATCAATATTTGTATCAGAAACACAAAAATTTAAAAATTCTTTTTCAAAACCATCTAATATATTTTTATCAAAAACTGAAAACATTTCTTCAAAATTTGAATAAGGTATATCTTGCCCATTTATTGAATAATTTTCTTGTTCAGGTTGACCAGAAAAAATATGTTTCATGTATTGATTTGGCGTTGGTCTTGTTATTTTTTCAACATCAAAATACCCAAATTGAGACGCTGCCCAAAATAATCTAATTGACCCATTATGTATTGAAGTATTTCCGGTTACACTTTGAATTAATTTATTATTATCGTTAATTATTTCATTATATGCTTGATTTTTAAAAGAACCGTGCGAAGGTAAGATGTAACTATTTAATTTATCATCACTATAAATAATAGAAGTCCATGGTGTTATTGAAAAATCTTCAAATTTAGAAATTATTGCATCGTTTATTAAAAAAGTTTTAAGTCCTGGACTTCCATCTATAGACATTTTTGATTGTATCTCTTCTGAAATTGAAGTACCTGTTGTACCAGTTGTTTTAATTTCAAACAAATCTTTCCCCGTTAAGAAAAAATTAAAATCGTTAATAAGTTTAGGGTAAAACCCAACGTTTATTGAGGTAAATTTAACGTTTCCAAAAGACATATTTTTTTCTAAAACAATGTCATAATTGTTATTAACGCCTGTTAAATAATACGTAAGTTCTGGATTTTTAGTTATTGGGTCATAATTATTAAGATAACTAAACCCAGACCAAGATTGGTTTAAAATATCATTACCGGTTTGAATATGTTTCTTATAACGATGCCAAATTGACCCTATTTTTAATATCCAAGAATACGGTAATTTATGAACACCAGCAAATTTTTTCAACGACGCAAAAATATAATCTAAATCTTCAATAGAAGATGGCCCAGCTAAACCTTCCGGAGTAAATGTTTTATATTTTTCTTTTAATGTTGACAATGGTAAACTATTTAAAAAAAGATAAGCGGCGGAAATAAATGGGGGGTCGATTGAGTTGTTTTTATAATTATTAATTCCTTCTTGTAAAGCATTTATAAAAAATGGGGTGTTTAAAATTGAAGTTGTTTGATTGTTTCCTACAAACCCGCTATAATTAAAATATCTAACATTACCTTCAGTTATAAATTGATTATTGAACTTTCTATCTTTATAAAATTCATTAAAAAAATTGTCATTAGACTTTAAAACTTGAGGCGTTATTGATTGTCCAGTCTCAGTTAAAAAATTAACAATTGGTCTTCTTGTTAAACTGGTAGTCTCAGAATTAAAATTAGTAATGGTTTTTAAAGTTTTGTGGTATTTTAATGTTGTTTTTGTTTCAAATCCATTTTTTTTTATATTTTTTCCATCCGCAAAATAATCTTTAACCCAATTTAAATCTATAAATGGTTGTAAATCTGTAAAGTCAAAATTATTACCACTATCCGAGCTAAGAAATTCATCTATTTCTACAACATTACTTAAAGAAGGTTTTGGTTGATATGCGGTGTTTGATAAAACATTAATATTTAAGATTGAAAATTGAGAGTTTTTTAAAATGTTCTGTATATATGGCGTTACAAATTCTCCCCTTATAAACGTTAACCAATTATCCCCACTTCCGTTATTTGAAGCTTGTCTTAAAACATCCTGAAAATTAGTACTACTTATATTATATTCCTTTAAAATGTTAACTAAAAATGGGCTGTTATTACCTAAGGCGGTAATTAAATTATTTGACTCAACTTCGGTAACAGAAAATAATAATTTGGAATAATTATCTGTATCTGCCTTTTTAGATACTCTAGATAATCTTGAGTAGTTAGCAGTTAAAAATATTCTTTCATATAATTCATATAAAAATCTAACAACTTCTTTATTTGAAAAAACTTGGTTATTAATTGGTATTTCAATAGTGTTAAAACTAAGTCTTTCAATATCAACATCTGAATTTACTGTTGGCGGTAAACCTTGTGATACTTCTTCAGTTTGCGTTAAAGCGTTAACAAATTCTTCAACAAACTCAACTTCAGGCCAAATACTATAATCATTCCCTTTAGTCTGAGTAATTAATTCTGGGTCCCCAGGATATTTATGATTATAAATACCTTGACCATTTTCTCCTTTAGATTTAACAATAAATGACGGCCAAGGATAAACTGGAGTGTCATTACCGTCAATTGCATCAGGATTTGCGCTTTTTGTAAAAGTATTTAAAACAGAATTAACTCTATCTTCATCCTTACTTTTTTCCCAAGCTTTAGTATGAACATCATCTAAAAGCCTTAAAAAAGCTTCTCCATTTGCAAAAAAAACAGATAAAACATTTCTTAAAGTTGGTTGAAATTTTATTCCTGTGTTTCCTCCACTTTTAACAAAATTTCCAAGAGCGGCGGTTATACTTTCTTCAATTTTATTTTTTTTATCTTCAAGTTCTTTTTTTATGTCTTTTATAATTGGAGTAAAAGTGTTTGGTGTTCCATCATCAAAAACAAAAAACATTTGTCTTATTTCGTTTTTTGTGTTTCCTTCGGCGTCTATAACTATTTCAATTTGTTTTGCTTTCAGTTTGAGAATTTCATTTTCATACGCCTTTTTTTGTGTTTCATTTGGTCCAGAATTACTCCCTGTCCTTTGTCTCCAAGTTTTTTCAATATTAATGTCTTCACCGTTATTAAAATTATAAACAAATTTTTCATAGGTTATCTTTGTAACATTTGAAATTTCTGAATCTTCTGAGTTTGATTTATTTCCATTACCATTATTAATAACATATTTTCCTCCAGTACCAAAAGTTTTATTTTTTAATAAAAGGTCATTAAATTTAATAATTATACCTTTTAATTTCTCTTTTACCTCATATTCTTTACCGTCTAGTAAAAAAGCATCATTTAATTGATAAAATATTGCTCCATTATTTAAAACAAAAAAAGCTTTTGTATCTAAATATTGTTTAGCCCATGACCCTTCAATAGACGCGTCACCAAGAAAAATTTTTCGATTATACTCATTAAGGGTATCGTTGTAAGCCCTAATATCTGATAACGGACCTAAATTTTGTTTACTAAAAGATTCTATAACATTTTTTGCAAAAGTATCTAAATACGCTTTAAGTTCCATTAAAGTGTATTCAGGTAAATTATTATTAATCAAACCTTTTATTTTATATTCACTATAAACCTCACTTAATTTTTGTTGCCCTAAAGTAAGTGTGTTATTTGTAACGTTTTTACTTCCGTCATTTGAATTTAAAGTAGATGTTGTAGTAACTGTGGTTTTATACATATGAGGTAACGCTAAAACGTGTCCCATCGTTATTTCACTTAATATTGTATATTTATAAGTTAAAAAATTTAAATCAATTACAAAATTTCCCGTTTCATGAGAATACCTTGATGTAAATTTTTGTAACATTATCTCATATCTAACGGCTTTTCCATAATAACCTTTTAAAGTTAAAAAAAATTTTGGGTATGGTAAATTAAAAAAGGCAGCATATGGTGAATTATCTCCAAGTTCAAATAATGCCCTTCCTTTTATGTCTTCTAAAACGACTGAAATTGTTGGTAGAAAAGATGTGTTTTGTTTAATTGTAATACTTTTTATTCCCAATAATCCATTATTAACAGAACCTGGTTTACCTCCCGAATTAATCGATTTTGATAAATAATATTCATCAGGTTTATTATCATTAACTTCGATTTTTGATGTTAACACAACTTGATTATTACCTTTACCCTCAATAGAATCTTTACCAGTTATTTCATCTGTCCAACTATTATCCAAAAAAGTTTTATCCTGTTGTTTTAAAAAATTAATTGTGGCTAATGAAACAATATTTGCACTATCATACGATTCACCTAAAACTAATTTAGTTCTAGGTATCATCTTACACTCAAGATTTGCATACATAACAAGATTTTCTTGTTTTACAAATCTATCACTTACAATTCCATTTTCATTTATAACCCTATTAGGGTCAACAACAACAATGTTATTATAATCAAATTCTACAAAAATGTTTTCTGAATTATCTTCCATAATAGAAAAAACGGTTTTCTAACGCCGCTTTATAGTCTTGTAATGAACTTACTAAAGGAAATGGAATTGTCAAGATAGAATTATTAGGTATTGCCCACTCTTGACTCCCAAATTGTGGATTTGCCATCATAATTAACCACCCAAAATACGGTGTCCCATAATAAAGTTGAGATACTTTATCCATTCTAGATTGTCCAGACTTATATATGTAACGTTTATCTGTTGATTTACTTTGTATTAAAACAAATGGTAATACCGTTTGTTCCCCATTAATTATAAAATCGGAATATCTATTATAATATTGTCTTGATGCCATTTTTAGTTAAATTTAATTTTACCGTCAAAAGTAGTTGTATCCACGTTAGGGTTTTGTGTTGCATATAAATCTTTTATTTTTTTCTTTTGGTCACTGTCCTCAGCAATTGGAACGGTTGTATATGTAAATTTTCTTATTGGCCCTTTTACATATGTATTTTGAGAAAGTTTATCAATAAACTCTTTTTTTACCGATTCTTTACGTTTTCCAAATTCTTTAATTTCATTATCAAATTTAGTAATATAAATTGTTGATACATTGTTTAACGAACTGTCAAAAGCTTGAATTTCTTTTTTATATTTTTTTACGTCCTTTAACAACACACCTAAAACATTTGCTCTAAATTCATTTTTTTTGTTTTTAAGAGTTTGAACAATGACACTATAAAATGCTTTAGCAATCGGCGGATTTTCATTTCTTGTTATTTTTAAATAAAGGCTGCCTATTCCTAACCCTTGGTCACCATAAAATTTTAAAACGTTTTTGCCAAAATTATCAAAATCAGATTTTAACTCATCTAACGTATTATTAATACCCTGTTTTGCTGGTTTAGTTATATCATCTGTACCCTCTAAATTATAAATCCGTATATTACCACCACCTATAATAATCCCATCTGTTTTTTCAGATATTAAATTTATTTTTCTTATATCTTGAACTAAAGACTCTTGTTGTGTAGATAAATTTTGAATAATTTGTTGGATTGAATTACTAAAATTACTTTGTACTTTGTCTTTTATATAGGTTTTCATATTATCTTTAATTATTTTTAAAGTAGTACCTGAAATATTTTGCATTTTTTCTAAAATTCCACCTATTATTGGATTTGACGATTTATCTATATCAGTATAAACACTTGTAAACAAGTCATTTATATTTGTACCAATCTCCGGTTTTGGTTTACCAAAAATTTTAGTTTTTTGTCCACCTGTTAAAACGGTTCCCTCAATAAACAATCTGTCTTTTCTAAATAATTCTAAAATATCAAGATTATAAGTTTTAACAATAATTTCTAACTGATTTAATAAATTTGTATAATATGTTTTAGTATCGTCAAATAATAAATCCATTATGTTTTTATATGAAATATCTCCATTTGACCCTACAGCATTTGATTTTGTTGTTAATATTTGCCCAATTGTAGTACCACCATTATTATTAATTTGGGAAGCTATGTTGTTAACATCAGTTTTTATTTCACCTTTAACAATTGAATTAAAAAACTCCATATCCATAGCGGAAGTGTCTTCAGTTGGTACCGCTCTTTCATCGTAAATTTCAGTGTTTGCGTAATAATTAAAAGATAACGCATTTTGAAGTTGTTCTATTGGTCTTTGTAATCCAGACCCACCAATAAAATTAAACGCCATTGTTATTTTGGCAATCATTGGTTGGACTCCTATTCCTTCGGGATTTAAATCAAATAAAAGCGGGTCATATTGAATACCGAATTGAGTTGGGACTATTTTGGTGTTATAAAAATCGCCAATTCTAAGAACTAAAATTGGTGGAGTCCCAAAAGAAGTGTTTAAAGCGTCATTAAATTTTGGCTTACCATCAGGGCCAATTACCGGAATTGTGTCACCAGGTCTTACGCATTGTTGTAAAAAAGTTAGTCTTGAATTTAATCCTTCAGGAGTCATTGAATGAAACGCAGGGTTAAAATGTTTAATTTTTTCTTTTATTGAGGCGTAAACCATTGGAGAATTCTCTTCAATCATTTCAAAATAACTAGCCTCGTTTAACAGCCCTCTTATTATTTTTTTTGCAATTCCTTCTTTAAGTTTTGAAGTTATTCCAATTACCTTTGGTAGAATTGGTGTTTTTTTAATCCCAATTTTTGACTTTTCAACAACATTTTCTTCTTTAATTGTTTTGGAATAGTCTTTCGCACTTATGTCAGAAATTACAACTCTACGACAAGCCATAGCACTAACCGAATAAACTTGAGCGTCCTTAGGCGTTTGTAAGTCAGTACATGTAATATTATTACCAAAGTCACCTGTACCTCCTTTTGGGGTTACATTTTTTTCAGATTCTCCTTTGGAGTCAAAAGTTATTTCTAAACTTCCGTCCAATAAAGCCTCTTGAAACGTTTTAGATGATGTTTTAAAATACGTCTCAATAGAGTCAACTCTGTTTTTGGACAACGTTAGATTGTACTTATCATCAGCAAGAGCCGATGCTGAACCAACAAAAGTGATTTTTACTTCTCCCTGTTTTTTAATTAAATAAGTTTCAAGGTCAGACATAAGATTTTTATCGGGGTTACCAATTGTCTTATCAATCTGTTTAAAATTATTAACAATTATGTTTTCAAAAAACTGTGTTGTGTTTTTATTAAAACCAGTAAAATTTTTAGAAAACGTTTCATATGTTCCACTTCTTCCCGTATACGTATTAAATAAAGTAAGATAATTTCCAGCACCAACATCATTATCAAAATAAAAACCAAGGGATTTGTAATCATTAAATGAATCGTTTGTTTTTGGACCAATCGTTGTTTCCTCTGTTTTTGTTTCTTTAACAATCTCAGTAATTTGTTCAACGCTAACTCCAGGTTTACTTAATATTTCTTGATACGTTACCAAATCTTTTGATTCTACATAAGGAAATCTTTTTGCTAATTCAATTATGTCAAATTTTGCACATCCAGCAAAAAAAGATTCAACAATTGAATTTACTCTTTCACTATCAGCGTTTTGAAGTTGTTTTTTAACTATAAGGTTTAAAATTGATGGATGGTCAACAATTATTTTCCAAGATAAAGTTCCAGTCCTTGTAGTTTCTTTATATGTATATATTGGCTCTGGTCTTCCAAGAAAACTTGTCGGAGTAAAACTTGGATTACTGGTTTCGCTAAAACTAATATCATAAGGTGGAAACCACATAACTCTACCCCCATTTTGTCCTTTTTCTTCAGCAGGTAATTGGTCATAAGTAAAACCATCTCTACTAGATGTTCTCCAAGCTAAATTTTCAATTGAAAACATGTATTTTTTAACCGATTTTTGTCCATTACTATTAACAACAATATTTGTAGACTCAGTCCCAGCCGCTCCATTCATTGGAGCAATATTTAAATTATATGTATTATCTAAAACCGAATTTGTAAAACGTCTGTTTTTTGTTGTTATACCATCTGTTTTTTGTAAATCAGCATATGTAAAATATGGAGTATCTTTAGCAAATACTCTACCATATTCAAACCCTTTTTGAATCCCGGTAGTGTTATCTTTGTATCTTAAAATCTTAGAACCTTTAGTTATTTCTTTATACCCATCATTAAAAACTTTACTTACTTGATTAATCGCATTACCAACATGTTTTAATCTAGTAATACCGTTAACGTTATCCGCAGAATCAATAAGTCTTTGAGTGTTATCTAAAATTGAACTTGATTTAAATTTTATGTTTGTTGATTCATTTTTAAAATAATCACTTGATATTTGATTAAATTGTTTATCAACAGGGCCAGGTCCTCCACCAATTGTTGGTGCAAAACCAGCTGCGTTTTTATATCTTGGAGAAACCCAGACAAATTCACCTCCAATACCCCCACCATCAGTTAATGATTTACCAGCTAAACCAAAATTAAGTCTACCTATATTACCTTCATATAAATTACTTAACTCCGTTGGACCATAAACTGGTGACGACACTTGACGCCCAAAAATGTTTATAGGTATTTGATTTCCTGGTGAAGTAATTAAACTAGGTTCGGCATTTGCGCTACCAACATAGTAACCACCAGTTGGGTCTCCAAGAAACTTTAAGGCGGTATTAATTGCTTTTAAAGTTGCCCCGACAATACCACCTGCGGTTCTATCTAACGATGGTTTATATCGATTTAAATCAATATTTGAAAATAAACTTGATTTTTGTCCGTCCCCAGTATTTGCTATAAAAATTTGTGAAGGATTTCTAATTGTATTTAACGCTCCGGATATAATCCCACCTGTTAATTGATTTAAAGAATTTAATATTAAAGAACCTTGTATTGCTGACGCACCAAGAAATAAATTAGGTGTAAAATAATCACCAGGAATTGGTGATGTTGGATAAAACTCACCGTTCAATCTTGTTTTTAAATTTGTTTGAAAACTACTTTGGTTTTCTGGAACAGTAATTGACCAATTTTTATAAATTAATTGTTGTTTACCAGTCGCTAATGAACTTGTTTGATTTGGGTCTTTTAATGATTGTAACGTATTTTTACCAAAATTGTTACGGGATAATTCAGCGTCAGCTCTAACTTTAAATAAACCTTGTAAATAACTTCCCCCTAACTTAGCAATAAATGAATCGCTAGATAATGCTCCATCACTACCATTTGGATTTTTATTATTAAATATTTCAGACGAAGTATATGTTGAAGGAACAAAACTTGGAGGCCCCCAATAATTTTCATAAAGTTTATTATTATTTTGAATGTCGGTTATTGTTACCATATTTTGATAACCACCCGTTGGACCATAAACATTTTCATTATATGATAAATCAATAAAGAACTCATTTAATAAGTCCATTTTTGTGTCTTTTGGGCTATATTCACCTTGATTTGAATTAATAGGTAATGGAGCTCCATTATATGTAATGTCAATGTTATAACCACCCTCAGGGCCATATTGATTTAAAGGAAATAATTTTTTTGCAAACGGGTCTTCCGCAATATAAGAATCCGGAGAATCGATAACTGGTGAATCAGTAAGAATTGTTTCGTAATTTAAATTTCCAACTGAAGGTGAAAAAACTCCAACAACTTTATACGCCGCAAGGTTTTTTCCAACTAATAAATCCCTAAATGTTTTTGTAGACGCAAAAGATAAAAAACTTTTACCCGGAGAACCAATTGAGTTCTGACCGTTTGTTACGCTATTTGGTATACCTTCAACCGCCATGTTTTTTTAATAATAAATAGGTTGAATTTAATTTTTTAATTGGGTCGACTACCATTAGTTACAACATCTTTTATACTTGTTGCAACAACTTGTTTTAATCCCATATCATCTTTAAATGCTTGAGTAACAACATCAACTATTTTTTGATTTAAATCAGGATTAATATTATCGTTTGATGTGCTTACTCTAACTTCAATAACTACTTTATTTTCATTTGATGTTTCATTTGTTGTTGAATTTTTAGTCATATTTTCCAACTCTTTTGTTGGTATATTTAATCCTTTAGATATCATTTGAATAATATCACCGTTTGTATTAATAGGATTAATATCTTTAATAGTTGAACTTGTTTCCATACCATTAGACATTGGTGAAATATCACCTTTAATCATTTTTGCAATATTATTAAGTCCAGTTCCAGCAATAATTGTATCTTTTTCAAAAAATTCAATATCCCCATCTTCGGTCCTAATAAAATCATCCCCCGTTTGTGTCTTAATATTTTTTGATATTTCTGATAAAACACTCCCAATGCCCACACCTAATAAAGTTAATTTATTAGTTAACTCACCAATTACAATATTAAATGGTTCAGGTAATTTTGCAGTTTCTATATCTAGTTGTTGACCACCTTTATTTATATCAAATAATGATTTTGGAAATGTTTCTAAATACTTATCACGTTCGGCCTTGGTTGGAAAAGTTTTTACACTAACATTATCTTTTTTTTCTGTAATTTTTCTAGTACTACCCCCCGCAAATTCTCTAAATATTTTTGCTAAGGATTCATTAATGTCCTGACCTATTTTTGCTGCGTTTATTGTTGATGACGCAACAGCCATACCTAACCCTTTACTCACACCAACAGTACCTATAGTTTTATTTAATAGTTCTAATTGAGTTAATTGCTCTTGAGCTAATTTTTCAACTGTTTTTGGTTCTAATTGTTTTAACATATCCTTATTTATTTCCCCATTTTCACTTATTTTTGCCATATAATCATCCAGATTTTCGTCAACACCATTAACGGCAATTACAAATTTTCCTTTGTCATTTAAACGTGTCATATTTGCAATTAACGTTTTTTGTTCTTCAGTTGCCATTTCAGGAAATTTAATACCAGCCATTTTACTTTCTAATTCAACGCCAGACCTAGCCATATTAGTTAATGATTCATAAGGTATTTTTAATTCAGCAGCAATTGCTCTAAGTTGTTCTCTACCACCTGGTAATATTTCCATTTGACCCGCCTCATTTAATTTAGTAAACCCCTTTGTCATTTCAGCAATTTGTCTTTGAAGTTCCGCAGGGTCATTTTGAGATAAATTCATTAATCTCATTGGGTCTAATAAATCAGATTGAACAACACCTAACCTTTGTAACGCTGCCGCCATATCAATTGCATTTTCCGGGCTTAACATTCTGTCTGCAAAGTCTAATGTTGATTTCATTTCAACCCTCATTTGAACGGCCTGCGCAGCCATTTTTGTTAAACCATCAACCCCACCTTGAAATGTGTATTTATCCATAGCGGACATGTTACTAGCCATTTCGTCACTTACTTTTTTACCATTGAGCCCAGACGCTCTTGCAACATCAAGAGTCTTACCCATTTTTTCTGAAATAGATTCTAAACTAAATCCAGCATTAGTAAATTTTTCCGCCAAGGTTTTAGCCTCTATACCAGTAACCTTTGCTGTTCCTTGTAAGTCTCCAAATAACTTATCATTATATAAAGCGTTTTTTCCGGTGACCTGACTTAAAGTCACCATCATGCCTTGAGCGAGTTCTATTGATTTTTGAGCATCATACCCAAGTTTTTGGATACCTTCTACTGAACCAGCAATATTTTTTCTGATAGCGTCAGCAGATTCTTCTCCAAGACCAAGTTGATTAGTTGTTTGAGCCGCTAAATCGTAAACGGTTTGAAAAGTTTTTTTAAGGGTTTTGGTACTTAAAGCGTCAGCAAGTTTTCCAAGGAAAGTGTTAAAAACATCATTTATGTCAGCTATTTCAGTTAAGACTGCCTTTTTTTTGTTACCTGGTGGCATGTTATTTTTAATTATAAATATCTAAAAACTATTTTTGAGACTCTAATAATTTATTCATTAAAAAAGTTTTTACATATGTAGGCATATTTAAAAATTCAGAATAACCAATATGTAGTAATTTTGCGAAATAAAAATATTGGTTTAATACAACCTCAATATGATTAGAAGAAAGGCCGAAAAAATTCAACCCCGAAGGTAATATTAATATCTACCATTTCTCCTGACGGGGTTTTAACTTTTCGTTTAAGGTCTAAACCTGGGTTATTGTTATTTAAAAATTTTCTTATGTGTTTAGAATCCATAATTGGAAGTTTTTCAACATATGTAGAAATAAAAATATTATCTTCATTACCATTAACACTAACAATTTCTTTATTAAGTCTTAATGTAATAGACGGAACTGTTCTTCCAACTGGGTATTGATTAATTATTGATTCTAATTCTCTTTGTTCACCATACGACATTAGTTTTAACTTAATAGTATCCCCACTTCTTGGAAGAACGGTAGTTAAATGTCCATTTTCGTCTGGAGTAACTTCAGTTTTTTTAATGTTTAATTCATCTAAAAGAATCGAAGATTCAAATTTTTTACTTGTTTTTGTGTCGGTTATTGAAAAGAAATATTCATGTCCAAATGAGGTGTTTCTTAAAAAAATTAATATCGCTTCAATATCACCATCTAAAAGTTCTTCAACTTTTAATTCTGGTTCATAAAGTTTACTTCTAATTAATGTTGTTATTATGTTAGCCGATGGGTTAGATAACGCTGACGCAATTATATTTTCATCTGAAGCGGTTAAATAACCAACCTTAACAACCTTTTTTTTTGATTTATAATAAATTCCACCTGACGGTAATGTTACCAAATCGTGGGGTAAATTCATATTTTGCGTTCCCGCATTAATTAATTCTTGGTCCATCTTTTTATTTTAAAAATAAACCTTTAAATAAATTAATCAATCTTTTTATTAACTTTTTTTACTTTTTTTTTATGTCTATTTTTAAATTCTTTTTCAGTTTCAAATATTTTTCCACAATTTGTACAAGTATATCCGGTGATTATGTTGTTTTCCATTTTATTTAGTTTTGTATTAGTACTTATTATTAATTTTTAAAAAAGAAAAACCCATATATTTTAGTATATGGATTTAAAATTTGGATGTAAAGGATATGTAAAATATTTAGTAAACTAATATACAACGGTCCATTCTTAATTCAGTAGTAATTGTTGCTAATTTATCAGAATCATACCCAAGGGCTCCAAAATCAGCACTAGTTAAAAAACAACCTTCTAAAATCCATTTTTCAACTACAACACCTGTTGGGTCCAACATTTCAAGGTCAACATTTTTTTTATATCCTGCGGCATAACCCATACGACCTGTAACGGATTCTGCACATAATCTAACCCATTCCATTAATGCTTGAGACGCTGAAGGACCTATAGGGTCTCTAAACGTAACCGAAATTGGTGACCATTCAAATCTACCAGCAACATAAGTTGATGTGTTTAAAAAAGGAATTGGGGTTGAGTTAATTTTTATGCTAGGTCTTTTTGCGGCTTCAACAAACCATTCGTTTATACCTAACGTTGAAGGAAAACGCATAATAAACCTGTTAGCTCTTTTTGGTTCATACGGTATGGGCATTTTCATTAATAAATCGGCCATGTTATTTTGTTTTAATTGTTTTTATTTCTTTTATTATAAATATACGGTTATAAAATTTTTCTATTTACTTTTGTTTTTTATTTTTTATCATAACAATATAAAATTACTGCAGTTTTTTAATTCCGCCATATGTTGAATATGTTTTAAGATTATTTTTTGGATTTTTATCAAAATGTCCTTTTATTTTTTCTACATTTTTTAAATCATCATCAGAAAAACCAATCATAGGTTCTCTTTCCATAAAAGAATTATTAACTTTTGTTATAAGTCCTCCATTTTTAATTAATTCTTTTAAATTACCAACATTATGTTTTACATATTGTAAAAATTCAGTTAAAGCTTCAATTTTACCTTGTTCTGGGGAAGACGCTTGATTTGAACCAAAACTAACTGGATAAAATTTACAAAGATTTAAATATTCATTAACTAATTGTTCTTTAGTTTCATTTTTATTAATTGGTTCGTTAGCAAGTTTTTTAAATTTTATAATGTTTTTTACCACTTCATCAGAATTAATTCCGTTATGATTTGACATTATATACATATAAACACCTTTTTTAAGAGTATTTGGGTTATGTCCTCTTGCGGTCACTATTGAAAAAATTGAAGCGTGATTAATAGCTTCTTTAAAATCTTCCCAAGCCGGACCTTCTTTAGCATTTAAAATATCTTTTAAAAACTTAGAATCCCCCTGAACTTGAAAATTTCTAAAAGAATTATCTGCAAATTCAACAATTTCTTGTCCCTCATACGTAAATGGAACTTTACCTATTTTACTTCGATATGTTGCAAAATCTTCAGTTGACATTCCAACTTCATCACCTTTTGAATTTTTTAGCATAATTTCGGTTGGCATTGTTACAATATTATCATCCCAATCAAATGAGTAATATTTTAAACTTGGTAGTCCTTCTTTATCAAAATTTTCATCAATTAAAAATTTAAAATTTTGATATTGTTTATTTGTTAATTTAAAGTTCATAATGGCTAATTAAAAAACAAGTTGACATTACATCAACTTGTTTTTAATAAAAATTTATATATTCTCAAACGATGCTCCAGTTGGAGTAATGTAAAAGGTTATGTCAATAAATTCAAGTGACTTAGTTGGTTTGATATAAATCTTACCAGTCAATTGATTTCTATCTAAATCAGCTGCGTCTGAAGAAACTGTTACACGAAAATCGTATAAACCTCTATCTCTTCTAATCGCGTCTAAAATTGGATTAACCGCGTCTAAGAAATCTTGTCTTACTTTAGCGTCATTTTGTTCAAATAATAATCTAACAGAAACTGCTGATATTAATTTACGAGCTTGTAATAACAATCTTCTTACGTTTATTCTATCAAGTGCGGATTCTCTAATTTGTAAAGTTTTATTTCCCCAAATAACAGTTCCAACATCAGAAAAAGTTGCAATTGGATTGATTCTACCTTTATATAAAGTATCTCTATCCTCTTGTGTTAATTTTTTTCTTGCTTTGATAGCGTTTACTAAACCACGTGTATAACCAGCCGCTGCGAACCAAGGGAACGCAATGTTATCGGTTAACGCTAAGTTTCTTGTAACCTCAGCGGTAGGTGGTAGGTAAATTTGAGTGTTATTAACACTATCTCTAGTTAAAACCCAAGGGTAATAAGTTGCGGTGTAGTTAGAGTCAATTCCAGTACCTTCTAAATTATCAACCGATTCTTGTGGGTAAATAATATCAGTTGGTTCTCCAACTGTAGGACTAAATAAATTATAATCTGGTGTTGTACAAATATATAATGAATCAGCTCTATCAAATTCAATCATTTGAATTGCTCCTTCAACTAAATCAGAATTATTTAAATAATCAATACCAGGAGTCACAAATAAATTAATATTAACCGCCTCAGGATTAGAAAATGTATTAATACCTAAAAGATAAGCATAATAGTCAGAATTACCATATTCAATTGTGTTGTCACCAACAGTAATTTGTTTAAACGCTCCCCAACCTGTTGCTGTAGGATATTTAATTGACGGACAAGCTCCTTTTAAATAACCACCTCGACCTAAAACAAATCTATCAGCGTTAGTTCTATATTCTCTGTAAATATCCCAACCGTCAAAACCTCCTATACAAAGTAAAGTAAATTTACGAGAAAATAATCTATAATATTGGTTTGACTCATTTACAGGGTCTGTTGTAAAAGATGATGCTCCAACAAAAAACAAAGGAGTTCCACTTGTAGTGTAATTACTAGATATTGTTAATGCACTTGCGTTAACATCCATATGATAACCTCTTGTTTTATACGCCCAATCGTCACCAGTGCTATCTGAACAAACACTAAGAGGTAATTGTTTACCTTTGTATTGTAAGAAATCAGTATCAACTCCAACTGAATCAGATATACCTAAATAAGTTCTTCTTACTTTATCACCGTTACTTCTGATTGCGTCATCAGCTCCTGATGCCAAACCAAATGGTGGATTGTAAACTACTTCCCCAGGAAAATCGTACTTTGTTTTATAAACTGGGAATGGAGGTCTTACACCAGCATATTCTCTATATTGGAAACCTTCAAATCCACAAGGTAACGCGTCAACCGGAGCGTCATCATTCATTTCAACCATTACTAATTTAGAATTTAATGTGTATTCTCCGTTTTTAGTTCCTATTTTTTTCCCAATAAATCCATTATCATTAGGGTTCATATTACAATTTGTAAATTTTTCTAACACAACTGGTGCTTCGTCACTATCAAAGAAATCTCTAATTAATACGTCAAAATTACCATTACCAAATGATATATTTGCAATTGAAATTTTAATTTCAGTGTTAGCAGCGTCACCATCAGCAATTGTTGTAAATTTAAATAAATTAGAAACTTTATTTCCTCTTAATTCAGAAACTACCCAAGGTGATGTTGGTGATTGATATTGTTCTAAATACCAACCAATACTTGTTGGGTCTGAACCTTGTCTTGCATCTGGTAAATAAGTTAAGTTAGAACTTACACCTCTAATATATCCTTTTCTATAACCATATGTTAATAATGCCCCAAATTGTTCTTCAACAAATAAAGGTACCGTAGTCCTCGGTTTTGAAAAATTAGACGCTCCAAAAACTTTTGATACATAATTAACATCAGAAATTTGAAAAGAAGTTTCAAAAAATAAATTATTACCGTCTTTATCAGTAATATTAACACCAAAAGTTGAAAAAGGATTTTTAGATGCTCCAGAATAAGAACTTGAAAAATCTAAAGTCATTCCAGTTTGTCCGGTAACTTGATATACTGCCCCAGTATCGGTAGAGTAAGTCGCTAACCCTCTTGACCTCATTGTTGCAATAACTAAATCATCATAATTTAAGTAAGGTGTTCCTGAATAAATGTATAATGTTCCATTAACAGTTCCACTAAAGTTAGTAATTATAATTCCGTTATTATTATTTCCAGTATTACCTGTCACACAAGGATTACAAGGGTCACTAATTTCAACATTTACTGTCCAACTTTCAGTTACCGTAGTATCTTCTGACACTAAAACGTATGTTTTTGTTAAACCGGTAAAATTAACGGTACTTCCGGTAGAGTATTGTGTTACAGAATTAAGAGTTACCCCTGTTGTACAAGCACTAAATGTAACCGTTAAAGCGGATAAATCATTAATAGTTGTTGCTGAAGGAAGACAAAATGAAATAGTATTTGTGTTGTGGTTAATATTACCACTATAAGTACTACCACTAAGAGCGGATGATGCTCCACTAACTGAAAACGAATAAAACGTAGCACAATTTGATGAAGTGGATGTTTGAGTTAAACCTGAAATATAATTATAAAACGAATAACCGCTATATGTACCATTACCATTATTATCAAATAATGCATAATACCAAGGGTCGTTATTTGGGTCATTAAAATTAGCATTTCCTGAATTAACATAATCTAAATTAAAGACATTTGTTGACGCTGTATAACCACTTAATGAATTATAATCGGTTTGAGGTATAACACCAAAATATTTTATAGAATAGTTCTCAGTATTGTTATTAGATATTACACCATAAATTTGATTTTTTAAATCTGAACTTAATGTTGATGTTGTACCGTTAAATTGTTGATAAGTAGAATTTAAGTCTTCATTTAATAACCAAGGAAATGTTTCTGTAAAATCTACCGAAGTAACATTATCATTATTCCCTGTAAAAGAAACTGAATAAGCGTATTCTTCATATTCAACACAACTTTCAACACAATCAACTGTTGATGAACTAAAACAGTTTTGACCAACAGTAGTTGTATCAACGTTTGCAACAGTCGTTATACTCCAAGATGGACCGGCGTCATAACCAGATAAACCCAAAACTCTCGTAACAAATAATTGGTTTGATTGTTGTAAATAAGATTTAGCTATATAAGCAGCTTCATATTTAGGGATTTGTGTGTTTATGAATTTTTCGGCGGATGTTCCACCAAAATACGTTGAAAATTCATCAAAATTTGTGATGAAAATAGGTTCAAAAGCGGGACCTTTTAATGTCTCACCAACAATACCTAAAGTTGTAACGCCAACACTTTGCGCAACAAAACTCAAATCAACTTCCGAGGTATATACTCCCGGGGACACGAATACTTTATTTGCCATTATTAATTTTTTTTAATTAGTTATTTATTTTCTAATAAATATTTCATTAAATAGCAAAAAACTTGACTTTATGATAAGTATTAATAAATTAGGTAGACTTTTTTCTGCCTTTTTTATCTTACCTTGCAAAACGAGTCAAAAATAAAGAATTTAAAAATTTCAAAAGACGCTCATGAAATTTTAAAAACCTATTGCAACAAAAAAGGAATTAAAATTTATAGATTTATTGAAAAATTAATTTTAGAAAAATGTAAAAATAAAAAAGATATTTATGGGGATAATTTAGATTAAAGAATTTTCGTATAAAATTTTAGATTCTAAACTACCATTTGTTTTTATAATAACAATTCTTAAAGTGTCTTTATTATTTATTTGTATCTCAGTTAAATCGGACCCATAATAATTATTGTTAATATACACATCAAAACTACTAATATTAATTTTTGATTTTATTAGAATATTTGTATTGTAATCATAAACTTGAGTTATAGTACTATTACCAATAATAAACAATATTTCTTTTGGTCCTATTATCACATCTTCTTTGTCTTTTTTACGATTAATAATTTTTCGATTATCTAACTCAAGTACTTTAAGAATTCTAGTGATTGCCGGGGAAACCTCAAATTCGTTTTCGTCTATTAAAAACCCCAACATTGTGAATTCATAACTTTGAATATAATACTTTCTTTTTTCAAGACCAGATTCAGACTCATCTGTTATGTTCCCCATAACAATTGGAATATAATGTCCTTTAATTTCAGCGTAGGCTTGTCTTGACGAAAACTTTTCTAAAACATTCTTATTAAAAGAATTAATTTCTCTCATTCTATTACATATTATTTTAACAGAATAAGTTATATCGACAGGAACTGGTTGTGGTATTTTATATACGTCCATACCATTTCGTGTACCATCCCAAGTAGGAACCTGAGCGTAAAAAAATTGTTTTCGATTGGGTATTGTGTAAAGTAGAGATGGATTTGTTCCGTATTTAACTTCAGGTATTCTAACTATAGTTATAAAAGGAGGTTCAACATTTTTATCAATATTTTGTAAATCCCAAGTTTCGGTAAATTGAACCCAATTTTGAGTTGTTATTAAGATATCAACCGTTGGAATAATTTTACCGTTAACAATTGTTTTAAGTTCGTTTTTTACAAAAGATAAAAACCCCCCATCTAAATCCGCATGTAATAAAGATTTTGGAAGGTAAGTTCCATCCATATTAATTTTTTCAACTAATTCTTCTCGTCTAGAAAATAACGTTCTTTGATTAGTTAAAGGTATATTTTTTTTTATTTTACTTGGTAACGCCATTACATATCTTTTTTAACCCAATTATAAAATAATTCAGATATTTCTTTTGGGTTTGTTATATTTTCATTTTTTAACATCATTCTAACTTGACTAATTAACCCAACAAAATGTTCTGGTGGTACATTTTTATAAAAACCCTCAAAATTTGCTTCGTTTGGTTTAATTATTCCAAATTTAACAAATTCTCTTAATTTTCTTTTTGCAAATTCATCGGCAACGGTTTCTATTTTTTTCATAAAAATTGCGGCTTCAATCAAACTAATATTACCTAAATAGCACTCATACATTTTTTCAGCACCGTATTTTTTAAATTGATATTGATGAGCGATTTCGTGAAATAATATAAATAAAAAATTTGGTAAACTATTGTTAAATATCGTTGAATTTAATATTACCCTATCATCTAAAGAAACTCCCATCCCCATTTTTAATGGTTCAACTGTTATCTTTTGACATTCAGAATTTTCTATAAATTTATTTATTTTTTCAATTTGGGTATCATCAATATTAAAATTATCTTTAATTTGTGACAAAAAAATGTCAATACCTAAAGTTTCTTCGGTAATTAAATTATATTGTATTTTATTAATTTTATATCTCATAAAAATCTATATTCAAATTCATTATAAGTTACCGTCTTAACAGGTAAATTAAAATAAAATTTAAACCATTCTTTCATTGGTTCCTTCCAATGATGACTAAACACAGAATTTAAATGTTCAGCGTATTTACCTTGAACTTCTAAAATTGGTGATTTATCTCTAAATGGTTTATGTGATTCGTCATTTTTATTGTAGTAATCAACATCAAAATAATAAAAAATAACATCTGAATCTTCATCGCCTTCCCAATCTCCATTGTAAAATATTAAAAAATTTTCGGTTTCTTCTGGTTCATTATATTCATTTTCAGCATCAACAGCACCATATGTCCAATTAATTTTATTACCCTCAAGATAATCATCGATATATTTACTGATTACATCGTGTAATTTATTTTCACTTATAATTGTTTTCATTATAATCCTCTAAATTCATTATCAACAACTGCTGACGCAGTTATTGTCCTATAAAATGGTTTGTATCCCGCATAATTATGTTTATTGTCAGATATTACTCTACCGTCATTATTAACCGTATAGTATCTTACGCGGTCTTCAGTTTCATAATAACCAATATAATCACCATAACTAATATCTATATTTAATTCATCAAGTTGTTTTTGATACACAGAAACAGTTAAATTTCCAGGTTCAAGTTGTTCTATTTTTGAAGTGCCGTAAGTTTTATTTTCTGGGGCCACTATTTTAACATACCCCTTAAATTCAACCGGAGGTAAAAATTTAATTCCATCGGAAACGGATTCGCCGTAAACATTATCTGTTTTAGTTTTCATTCGGTCAATCCTATATAAAACCAATGTAAAATTTAAATCACCATAAAGCCACTCAGAACCTACTGACGTGTCTAAATCAAAATCTTCTTGTGAAAAAAATTTACCTAACCTTGTTATTGGTACTTTGTTAACCATTATTGATAAATATTAGAATAAGCCTTATTTTTCATTTAATTGACATCAATAAAAAATAATACAATTGAACAAAAACCATTATCAATTCTAACTGATTATAATGGGGCTAATAATTATATTATTAATTTAAAAATAAAAAAAGAAAGTAATAATAAATTTTATTTAACCCCTTCTCAATCCGAATATTTAATTAATTATTCAAAAATAATTCCAAAAGTCGCAAAAAAATGGGTGGACATTGACCCTTATTTTGCAAAAAAAATTGCCGACGAAAAACTATTAACTTTTATACCTGAAAAAATTTGGGTTGAAAAATTACTTGTTGAAAAAGAAAAATCTTATCATATTTGGGGAAAAATTTTATCGGGAGATACAAATTACGATTTTTGGTTACCAAAAGGAGCTTTTATTAAAACCCACGTAATTAAAGATGTAAAAATTGATTATAATAAATACTCTAATAGGTTTCCACTTGAACATCAAAAAATAGCGATTGAAAAATTGGCAGGGTCGTCAAGGTTTATTCTTGCGGACGACATGGGGTTGGGTAAAACTCTAAGTGCGGTAATAGCCGCGTTGGAAACAAATGAAAAAAGAATTTTGGTAGTTTGTCCTGCAACGCTTAAAATAAATTGGAGAAGAGAATTTGAATTTTTTACAAAAAAAACAATTTTTATTGCGGAAAGTAAAACATTTTCTGACGACGCTGACATTGTGATTGTTAATTATGATATACTTAAAAATTTTCACAATCCAAAAAACATCAAGGAGTCTAAAATATACGATAAGTTTGATATAATAATTGCGGACGAATGTCATTATGTGTCTAACCCTCAATCAAAACGAACTAAAATATTTAACCATTTTGCAAAAAAATCAAAGTATCTATGGTTATTGTCAGGAACTCCAATGACTAATCGTCCAATTAATTATTTTAATTTACTTTCCCTTATTGATAGTCCAGTTGCTCAAAATTGGGTAGGTTATGCGGTTCGTTATTGCGAGGGGTACCAATTTAACGCCGGAGGTCGTAAAATATGGAATGTGTCTGGAGCATCTAATTTAGAAGAATTAAGAGAAAGAACATCAAGACAATTTTTAAGACGATTGAAGACGGAAGTTTTAGAGTTACCTGAAAAAATAATAACCCCAATTTATTTAAAATTAAAATCAAAATTGTACGAAAACTTAATGGGCGAATATTATGATTGGTACGATAATAAAAAAGAAGAGTCAACATCACTTACAATTCAATTTAGTAAATTAATGAAAGTAAGGCAAGTTATCGCCGAAGAAAAAATAAATAACACGATTGAATTAGCACAAAATATAATTGACCAAGACAAAAAAGTTATTATTTTTACAAATTTTACAGACACGTTAAATAGAATTGCTGACCATTTTGGTAAACAATCGGTTAGGTTAGATGGTTCAACCCCAAAATTAAAAAGACAAGAATCCGTGGACCAATTTCAAGAAAATGAAAAAGTAAAAGTCTTTGTTGGTAATATGAGAGCTGCCGGAGTTGGAATAACTTTAACATCGGCAGAAGCGGTTATTATTAACGATTTGTCTTTTGTTCCTGGGGAATTATCTCAAGCTGAAGACAGAGCTTATAGGTACGGTCAAAAAAACAACGTTTTAGTTTACTATCCAATATTTCATAATACTATTGAAGGGGGGATATATGATATTGTTGTAAATAAAAAACAAATCATTGATACTGTGATGGGTGATAATTTAGATAAAAGCGACGTTGTTGCTGAAATCATGAACAGAATACAAGAAAAAAGATAAGGTACCTGTTATTAACAATTACAGTCCCTTGTAATATTTATTGTAAATGGAAAAATTAAAATTAAAATCACAAAAGATTGAAAAACAAATCTTATTAGCCGAAAAACAAGACGTTAAAGAAACCCTTATTACCGAAATGAAAAAAATCGGTATTGAAAAATTACCCTATTCGTACACTTCTTTAAAAAAATTTATTGACTCTGAAACAATGTCAATACATTATAATCGTCATTATAAAAATTATGTTGAAAAATTAAACAAACTAATTTCTAAAAAAGATTATCCAGATATGGAACTCGAAGAAATTGTTAAATCTATTAGTCGATTTAATAAAGGGGTTAGAAATAATGCAGGTGGGGCGTTTAATCACGCTTTGTTTTGGAAAATGTTGTCTCCAACAACTCAAGAACCTAATGGTGAAGTATTAGAAAGAATTAAAAAAGATTTTGGAACTTATAAAAGTTTTGTTAATATGTTTCAAAACGCAGCAAAAGAAAGATTTGGTTCTGGATGGGTTTGGTTGGTTTTAACTAAAAATAACGTATTAAAAATACTTTCGACTGAAAACCAAGACAATCCGTTAATGAATGTTGTGAAAGATGGCGGATACCCAATATTAGGGTTAGATTTATGGGAACACGCGTATTATTTAAAATATCGAAATAAAAGAGACGAATACGTTACTAATTTTTGGAAATGTGTAAATTGGGAATTTGTTAATTCACTTTATAATTCAAGATTAAAGAAAAAAATTAATGAAACAGAAAATTTACGTAAACTTATTTCTGAAACAAAATCAAATACTTGTAGTTGGCCAGAGGTTGAAGCGATTAGGTTTATTTTTAATAACAATCCAAATATTAAATATATGTACAGAACGGCTATAGATATAATTTTATCTGAAGTTTTTCCTGAACATTATTATAAAGAAAATGAGTATGAACCAAACAGTTTATATGGAATTTATGATTTAGAACAACCTGGAAGGTCAGGAATAAATAAATTAAACACTAATTATAACACTTTTTGTACCTTACTTAAAGATATAAATCTTGTTATTACCCGTGAAAAAGGAAGTGACCCAATAAATAAAATAAATATTGTTGGTGTTAAACCATTTGAACAAATATTACAAACTAAAAAATTTATTGAATATTTAAACGAATATAAATTTCGAATCTTTTCAAGAAATTCAGAAACATTTAATAATTTAATGGTAATTTTAAAAGAAAAAGACTCTATTGGTGAAAAAAGAGAATCGTCAGTTGTCAAAAAACTTAAAGAAATTTATGGCGAAGACAACGTAATAAAAGTAGGTGAATTAGGTAGTAAAAGAGACACTAAAGATGGTGTGGATTGTGAAATAATTATAAATGGGGAGGTATTAACAGCTCAAATAAAACCATTTTTAAAAGCTGAAGATATCGGGGAAAATTTTAAAATGCACAATACTGGAAATGTAAAACCTTACAAAACAAATTTTATTATTTTTTCAACAATGAGTAATAAAATAATGGTATTTAAAAATGATGATATCACAATTAAAAATGGTAATTATATAATACCAAAGAAAAATTTAATTCATAATATTTATTAGTATGTTAAATATTAAATTGTCAAAAAAACAATTAAAAGTTTTAGTTGAAGATATAAATAACAATATCGATTACACATATCGACTTTGCAAACAATCAGTTGACAAAAAAATTAACTCCTCCCCTTGGTGCGAATTAAAAAATATAAGTTATCGAGCGTCAGATGTTTTAAACAAACAATTACAGGAAACTTTAAAAACCTTACTTGATTTTTTTCCTAGACATCATACAGGTATTTTACCTAACATTATTAAAATTTCACAACAAGACCAAAATAGAACTATTTCGTTTTTAAAAACAATTGCCGATTTTATAAACGACCCATTGTTTAGTGATGACCAAAGTAAAAAAACATTACAAAATTTTAAAAATCTTGATGAAATACCAAGTGATTTAGAAGACCTTTTAAAAGTTGTAAGAGCTAAAGAATATTCAAATTATGAAAATTCTTTTGTTGGGAACGAATTTACACTCAAACGAGGAATGTTAAAACTAGATTACAAATGTGGCGATTTAACTGAAACTAAAAATTTTTTTGAAATAATTAAAAAAATTAATCAAGATTCTAATTTAGCATCTGAATATTGTACAAAAATTATTGAATGTGTAAAATCTTCAATAAATAACATAAACATTCCGCAAAAAGGAGATTTAATTACTAATTCACCATTATACGTTATTGAAAATGGGGTTAATAAAAAGATTTTTGATGCCAATTCTTTTTTTGAAGTTAAAAAAATGGATGTCGAAATTGATAGTTACCTTTCAGAATTTTTTTCTATTTTTAAAAAAACAGATTTAAAAAGTTTAAAACCGGAGTATATTCAAACATATAATAAAGTAATGTCAGTATTATATATGTGGATTAAATCTAATGGAAATGAATTTTTAAATAATGTAAGAAAATCACTTAATGGAATAATTTATGATAAAAACATAATTGTTCCAACAGAAAATATTGAATTTTATTGGTCAAATAAAGGACAACGAGGTTGTGATGAATTAAGACTTTCTATACGATTTAGAATTAAACCTCAAATCACAAAAATTAATGGTTACAAATACATTAACGGGTCAAATATTCTTGAAAATTTTGTTTTTGATGTAAAACAAAAAGACACTGAGCAAATAATTTGTAAATAATCGAGAGTTTTCAATAACTTAAATATTTATACAATAAATACTTTATGTCAATTATCGCAGAACCGCAAAGAACGGAACTTTATACAAGATTGAGGCATTTACTTGGTGCTCCTCTTAGAAGTGTTGAATTAGAAGATGAGCAATTAGATTCTTTTTTACAATTATCGATTGATGATTATTCACAATATGTTCAAGACTGGTTAATTGACTCACAATGGGCATCTTTGGATAATCTTAATTTATCAACACAATCATTATCTAAAGCTTTTTTAACTAAAAGTTTAAATTATGAACAACGTTATTCCTACGCATATTCAAAAATAGTTGGGTTACAAGCCGGTGGAGATTCGGTCTTAAAAAAAGACTATATTGTTTTAGAAGCAAATCAACAAATTTATGAAATCCCAGCTGGGAGAGAAATTAATGAATTATTATGGTTTTCTCCATCGGAATTAAACAACGCAATGTTTGACCCTTGGTCTTTTGGGTCATTGGGAGCTGGTGGGGGATTAGGTGGTGGAGGTGGATTGGCTCAACCGGCCGGTATGGGTGGTGGGTATTTTATGATGCCGGCATTTGATATGTTGTTAAGAATGCAAGAGATTAACATTCAACGAAGAATTATTGCCGGAGACTTAACATATAGAATAACCGCATTACCTGATGGTAAAAAAGCAATTCATTTAATGAACACTCCAGGTGGTAAATTTGATTTTGGTAACGGAACTTTAACTAAAGGTAAAGTTTGGTATTGGTATTATGATGTTGGTCCAGACGATAGAGACAAATGTTTAAAAATGAATCCAGATATTATTAAATTACCATCAGACGTACCAATGGATAAAATTTACTGGGAAGAACTTAATAGTCCATCCCAAATTTGGATTCGTCGTTGGTTTTTTGCATACGCAAAAGAAGCTCTTGGAAGAATTCGTGGTAAATTTAGTGGTAATTTAAAAACGCCGGATAGTGAACTAACTATGGATTACGCATCGTTATTTACGGAAGCTAAAGATGAAAAACTTAAATTATTAGAAGAGTTAATTGGGGTTGAAGGTAGATTAACAAGACTAAGGCCAGAAAAAGTTATGGAAAGAGAGGCATTAATTGCAAAATCTTTAAACGACCAAATGAAATTTAGAGCGTTTCCAAGACAAATTTATGTAATTTAAAAAAATAAAAATATGAGTATAATTAAAAAAGGGAATTTTATAAGAAAAACAATTGGTGAAAAACAATTTAAAGTTGATTCTGCTGTAGATGAAGGTAAAAAATTTATAACTGAAGAAGTTTATAATACTAATGGTGAGTATCTGTTAGTGATAAAAAACGTTGACACATGTAGAGTTACTTTAGATTCGGACACAACTGACCATATTATAATTAAAGCGTTAACAGGGACCTATATTGTTCCAAAACAAGGGTTAATTGATGACCAATATGGTGAAATTTTTATTGATAAAGGAGCGTGTGTTGAATTTTATTCGTTAGAAAATCAATGGTTTATTGTATCTTCAGATGGACTTAAACTAGACGAAAACTAATTTAAAACTCCGAATAAAAAACTTTACCTCGGTCTACAAAATCCTCGGTATTTTCGTTAAATTCTAATTGAATATTATTATCAATAGGGTTAAAAATAAATTTACCAAAAGACCCTTCATTTATTTCCCACCCACTATAAAAATTACCTAAACTCTCATATAAAAAATTCTCAACATCATTATCGTAATTTACGTCTAACAATCCATTATTTTCATCATAAACTGACGTTTCTATATCACCACTATCTCCACCACCATTAAATTCAACATAAGCGATAGGAATACTTAATTCTGTTAACAGTTTCATAAATTTTACAACCCCTTCATTATCTTCAAAATCAGTAAAATCATATTCAGTTCCGGATTCTCTTGTGCCATAAACTCTTTCATTTAAAGTAATTAATATTTTACATTCTACCGCGTCAATATTAATGTCTAATTCGCCACTATTATCACAATCAGAAAAAGATTTTGAAGATAATTCATTATCTTCTATAATTTGATTAATAACAGAATCAATGGCATCGTAACTATCAAAAAAACGTCCAGTAGATGAAATCCAATTGTCATTTATATCGTCAATTGAACAATCAGAAATCCAACATGATTTATTAGTCTCGGTATGACCATATGATTGTACATAATAAGAAAATAATTTTAAAGTTTTTTTCTGAGCTGGGCTTAAATTATCAAAATCTTCTTTTGTCTTATCCATAAATATTTTATTTTTTTATAAATATTATAAATAACGTAAATATTGAAATTTAAACAAAATTTTGCCAACCTTCAGACGCAAAATCATAAATATAATCAGGAGAAACATTTATATTTTTCCAAAATGTTTGTTCATCATTAGTGATTTCTAATAAATCTTCAATAGTGTCTTGATTTTCAATTTTAAATGGGTGACCATTTATTAGTTCACATTGTTCTTTAGTAAATAACCCCATATCATCTGGATTATTAACTAACAATGAATGCCTAACAATATCTTTAAAAACCACTAATAATGGTTGTATTCGTTTATTAAAAGTGGCAATAGCTCTAGCAACATTATAATCGCCTTTCATTTCTGGATTATTTTCTAAAGTTTTTTGTTCTAACAAATAACAATTAATCTGTATTTCAGTTTTATCAGGAGGTGCCGGTTTACCGTTTTTAATTTCATATAATTCTCTTTGTTTTTTTGTCATTTTAAATGCAAAAACTTTTTGAACGTCCCCTTGAGAAGCTTTGTTTGCATTATTAACATAATAAACCACATCACCCAAATTAGGAGTTAATTTATTTTTAATGATTAATTCCATATGAGCCATCATACTCATAGCTCCTCCAGACTTACTTGTTTGTTTAGAACGTTTTACATAATCACTTATACTTAATTTAACTTTGGCTCGTTGAGCAATTTTCATTAATGGAATTTGTTTATTATATATAACTGACAAATATTCATAATACCAATCAACAAATTGTTTACCATTACCCTCAAGTAACATCCTAACACCTTTATCTAAAAAATCTTCAATATAAAGAGGTAATTTTTTTGATTTAATAGTATTACCAGTTAATTTAATTTTCCCTTCATGCTCTAAAGTGGCGTAATTTTTTCTTGCTAAATTTATACACGATTTCCAAGTACCGTCACAATCCAAACCCATTGCTCCTCTCATAAAAATATCGTTAAATTCGGCAACATCCGCATTATAACCAGTATATTCTTTGTCTTTTTTTACTAACCAATTAAGACCTTTACCAATGTATTTTCTATTATCTACCCCATCATTTGGTAATGAAAAATTCATACCATCTGTATCACAAACAAGTGGGGTATATCCTCTTTTCATAAAAAATTTTAACATTTGACGAAGATATTGTCTACCAGTACAAGTAATTTTTTCTCCACAATCCATATCCCCCCAATTAAAAACGTGAGGGGCGCTTAACGAACCAAAAAAAGCATTTATAAATATTTTTAGTGGTAATTGTTTACGTCCATATGATAATGATTTTTTATAATCAATAGATTTGTATTCGGAGGCTAAATTTTTATACATAATACGAGAATCCCTAAAATATCCTAACATTCCTTTCATTACCCCAGTTACATCGCATTTAGGAAAAACATCATGTACTAATTGTATTGAAGGGTAAAGTGAAGAATAGTCAAGTTTTAATACGTCTTTAGAATAACCAACTTTTAATAACCTTGATAACCCACCAACAAAATCACGTTTTCCTTGTTTTTTAGGTATTGCTAATTTGTGTTTATATGACCAAGCTAACATAATCATACGCCAAAGAGTTGCGGTTCCCATTGTTGATACTCTTTCATATGTTGTTGGTACTAGAGAAGCTAATAAAAACGTACCTTGGTTAAATTCATCATCCACTAATAAAGTTTCTTCTAAGTCATCATCAAGATATCTTTCAACAATATTATCTCCGGTTACTTTGATATACGTTCCCGGAAATCTTTTATCTAAATCATTAAATTCTGGTTTATCGGCCATTTTATATTTGCCATTGGTAACGTTTAACCAAAATTCATTTTTTTCTTTATACATTTTTCCAATTTCTTCGTGATTTATATAAACACGGTCAGGAGCTTCGGCATCAATATATTTTGTAATATATTTTAGACCCGCAGATTTTATACCAGAATTAATTGCTTGAGCTCTTCTTACAGAATGGATAATATCAATTACATTATATCCCCATATACCTACTTGATTGTATCGTTCAACCTCATTAGCTAATTTTAATAAGTTTTCGGTTTGTTTTATTTTATGGTTTGGATTTAAAGTTTTACAAACTTTTTTAATGTCAACATTAAGTGATTTACATCTTTCAAATATCCAAAACCAATCAAAATTTGCTGAATTATATCCACCAATAATACTTGGTTTAATTTCATCAATAATATTAAAAAACTCAATTAAACCTGATTTTTCCTCTTCTTCATTAGAACATTCAATAACTCTTTGTAAACCTTTATTGGTTTTTATACCAATCATGAAAATACGCCCATCTTTAGGCTCAAGGGAGGTTGTTTCTAAGTCAAATACTAATCTTGTGATATCGTTATACTCACTATACCCTTTAAATAATCGTTTTTCTTTTTGTATGAGATACTGTTCTACAGGAGGTAAAATAGTGATTAAATCTTTTGTGTTTTCCCCCCAAGGCTCAAGACCACCATCTTTAAAAAATTGAATTAATGAACGGTACCCTTTAAGAGATTTAACCATAAACTTTAATCCCGATTCCAATCTTTCGTCCCCTTTAGTTTCAAGTTTTTCAACCATGATACCGTATTTAGACATTGCTTCTTTTTGAATCGCTTTGGACGATTTATAAAAATTTAATTCTTTTAGGTCTCCGACCCAAGCAAATGCGGTAAAAGTGTCTTTTTTAATTGTTTTTCCTTGACCAGGGATTTCTTTGATTTTATAAATTGAATCTGACATATAATCAAATTCAATTGATACTATATGTTCTTCTGGGTCATTACCTTCTAAAAAAGACTTAATTTCTTCTTGACTAATCATATTATATTTTTTTAAAATGACATATTAGCTCTGATTTTAAATCAGATTTGTCTTGTTTCTATAAATATATTGGAAATCTTTAGTTAAGTCAAATAATAAAAAAAGACCCGAAGGTCTTTTTGTTTATAAAGGTAATCCTGAAATATATTCTGATGTTAGGTCAACCCAACCACCGTTAACGCTATATTTCCAAAATTGGTCAATGTTAACATACGATTCATATCCATAATCAGTATTAATAAACACACCACTAGCAAAAAATATTTCAAGAGAAGGTCTTGATGCTAAAATACTATTTGTTGCTCCAGATAAATTAGTTTTTAAATAATCAAATGCGTTTTCTTTAATTTTATTTGTCGCAAAAACCATTCTTTTATTATATATTTGTTCTGTTGTTCCTGTAAACCCTGTTAATGTACTACTAAACGGCCACAAAATATCAATTAATTTATAAAACTCATAATCACCGGAACCTGAATAAGTACTAAATGTTGGTGTACTAGCACTCCAAGTTGTTAATACCTCACCTATTGCTCCGGCTACGGCTCCACAAGTATTGTCAGTAATACTATCTGTTTTATCTTTTCTAAACATTCTACCCGCACGACCATCTATTGTAACACCAATGTGTGGAGTACTTGTAATAAATAAAGTTCCGCCACTTGTAATGTGACTAGCCCATGCTCCTAATCCAACAGTTCCAACAAATGGAAACCCAGCCAAACCTCCTGACATAAACGGACCAAGAAATGTGTTCATAGAATTTGGAAATTGTCCAATATTATCAACTCCCGTAAAAACAGGTCCATCAACATCATCAGAACATATACCTTCGGCATAAATTATATCATTAGCAGAATAACCTTTACTAGTAATAAAACCTTTTGTGTATTCCCCCCAAGATTCAGATAATGTTGAGGATGAATACGATAAACCACCTTCCGGATTAACAACACTTCTAACAGTAGTTGTATAACCAGATTGTAATGGTGCTGGTTCTGCAACATTAAAATTATAAATGTAATTATATTCTAATACATTAATATTGTAACTACCATACGGATATGAAGTTAAGTTATTAAATGGTATTGTTTTGATACCTAAATTTTGTAATGTTCCACCTGACGCTGGTGTAAAGGTAACCGCGGCGGTTTTACCTATTAAATTATTACTGATAAATCTTAAACCTATTGACATACTTATTTTTTTTGTTTTGTTTATAAATATCCGTAATTATAATAAAATTTCTAATCTGATATCATTATTTGGTATAATGTCATCGTCTAAATTATTATCAGGAATATAATATGATATAATATCATTATTTAGTATTATTTCATCGTCTAAATTATTATCAGGAATATTATATGATATAATATCATTATTTGGTATAGCAATCTCTGTTAAATCATTCGATGGAATATTTGTTGGTGTTGGTGTTGGATTGACTGGGTTAACACAACACGGAAAATCTGAAACATAACAAGATGTAAATTCTAAATCGTCAGCAATAAACGAATCTTGAATATTAATATATAATTTTTCTCTAGTTGGTGTAATTAAAACACCGTCACTATTTCTTAACATGAATTGACCTTCAAACCTTCCAGTTTTACTAGTGTCTTTTGAGGTAAATTGATAATATATATAATATTCTGGTTCAGCGTTTGGTTCATCAAAAGTTTTTTCTACAAACCCTGCAGGTCTAGATGAAATTTTTGGTATTCCACTTTCAATATCAGTCATTGAAAAGAATATTGATGAAACTTCAATTAACTTCATAAAGTTATTGTAATCACTTCTACCGTCTTTAACAATTTGCAATTTTAATAAGGGTAACGTTGAATTTTTTTTAATTATAAATTCCATCTAAATTTTATTTATAAATACCTGAGAAAACAAAAATATTAACATCCGATATTGGATGAATTTAATTAAAAAAAAGTAATAAAGATTAAATTAACATTCTTTTCTTAATTCCGCCGCGTAATGATGAAATCTATGATGCTCAGTAGGTGTTAATAATAATATTCCGGGATTTATTAGACCTTTTACTGTTTCTTGATAAGCGTAGGACATTAATGTTTGTTCAAACGGAGATTGGAATTTTGTTTCCAAATAACATCTAAAATTACCTTCTTTTGTTAAAAGAATTGGCCAGTTACATAAATAAATATCACCTGATGCGTATGATAATCCTTTATGTGATTTAATATTTTTGAATACCGTATTAGGAGCATTTGGGTCTAATCCTTGAACAGGTAATTTTGGTTTTTCAGGCCAATTTACCTCCCTAAATGATTGTGGGGTATTATACCAAGCAAATTGGATATCGTTAGACCCATAAAATTCAGTAAAGTTTAATTTTAAAAAATCAAAATTTTCTTTCTTTAAAATCTCTAATGATTTTTGATATAGGTTAGGAACATATCTATTGAAACCATTTCTACAAACCTCGCCTTTTTTTGAATAAAACTCCATGTCATCTTCGTAAAAATAATAGGCCGATAAATCTGTTGTATCAAAATGTTCGGCAATATAAACTCGGCCTCTAACAATACCAAGATTTTCACCAGTACCAATCCTTTCAAACCCATATTCCTCACAAAGTTCTTGATATCTTGGAGTTGTTGTTAAATCAGTAGAATTGTCCAGTAAAAATTTTTTAGGTTTAAGTATAAAATCTTTATCGTATTCTAACATTGATTTAACTAATGTCTCAAATTGATTTGGGCTATTAAAAGTAATAACATAAAGCCCTACTTTATTTACGTCTAAATTATTATTAACTAACATTTTACCTTCTGACTTAACTTTTAATTCATCATTTTTTAAATCTTCAAAAAACTTACCAATTAATCCGTTTTGTTCAATTTCAAAATAATTTATTATGTCTGGATGTTTATAACACATAATAGAAAAAAGACTTTCTTCAGTTCCCATGTACCCTTCATCTAATGTTGACGATAATAATCCATAATAAATTGAATTAATATCTGATATAGTATGTTTAGGACCACCAAAAAATCCACCTCTAGCGACTTTATCAACTTTATTACCGGCAATTGAATTTAATTTATTAAAATCAAATCCGTGAATTTCTGTTTCCGCTTGATATGGAAAAGTTATAAAAGAAAATTTTGAAATATACTTAGAAAGTTTATTTAAAACCTTATCATGTGTAAAGTAACCAGGGTGAACAGTATTTGTTAAACCGGCATCAATCCAAAACATGTATTCGGAATCAAATTTGTCTAAAATTTTAGCGTCATGAATTAAAAATATTTTACTCATGACTAATGGATTGTACATTTCTAATTTAGCTTGAGTAGACTCACCTAACCAACCCGATTTATTGTACCAATCAGGGTTTGTTCTAATAGTTTGTATTTTATCAAAATAATTGTTTGATTTAAACCAAGACACATCTCTTAAAATAAATTGAGTGTTTGATGGTGAACGTCTTTCCGATACAAATTTTTCTAATTCAGAATCCCCAAAAATTATTAAATTATTATCAATTTTTAATAATTGGTCAAACTTTTCTAAATAATGTGAAAATGTTCTAGACCAACCTTCAGTAAGTTCATCTCTTTTAATATTCCAAAGACCTGTAACTAATGTAATATTATCCATAATTATTTTAATTTACAAACCCAAACCGCTTGAGAAAATTTATTTTGATTATATGACTTAAGATTATTTTCAATCACAGATTGTTCAATATCTGACTCAGTAATTTCACACCAGTTCCAGATTTTATCTTTAATCTCGGTTTCATAAACTTCTTTACTAAACGAATAATCATGGGCTAAAATATAATCGCCTTCTTTAATTAATTTTGAAAATATTTTAAACTCACCAATTTTCCAACCTCCATCACAAAGAACAATTGTAACACCGTCTTGTTTTACAAAATCAACAACCTCTTGGTTAACACCACTCCAATCCTTATTAAAGATATTTTCAACTCTAACATCAATCCCTTTTTCTATCATTTGGTGGTACCAGGGTCTTTCAGAAATGTCATAAGACAAAATCTTGGTATTTAATTCTAATTCATCAGTAATAATTTTTAAAAATTCTGTAAACCCTCCTAAAGCAGTTCCAATTTCTAAAATTCTATTTGGTTTAACTTCCGAAATAAAATCATAAAAAACTTGGTAAGCGTTATGACTTTGTTGTGCCGTATGTCCTTTAAATGCGGACAAACTATCGTTTTGTTCAAGGTTAGTAAATCTTGTTATATTTTCTTGTATATTCATAATTAAAATCTTATATGTAAATTTCCTGATTTATCGTGGAATTCAAAACAGTTTGGAATAAACCCCCTAAAACTGTTCCAATCCCAATTCATTTCGGCCTCTAAAGCCGATACTCCAATGTCAAACCCATCTGGGTAATTTCTAATATTATTATGTATTGAATACCATAAAAATTCTTCCCATCTTCTAACAAAATATCTAAATTTCCAATTGTTTCTGAATACCATAAATTGTTCATTTACAACGTGAGCTTCATCCCATTTTGTATGTTCAAACACATGATAATCATATAACTTTCTATCAAAAAAACAATCATTCATATTTTTTTTATGGTCCCCAACTTTTGATGGTCGTTCAAATAAAAAATCTAAATTATTTTTTTCCATATGATTAAATAAATTAAATAATTTATCTTCACTGAAATTATCTATCATTCTCCAATCGGCGTCATTGTAAATAATATAATCATATCCTTTATCTAAACAATATTTCAAGGATAAAACTTTTAAATTTAAAAAAAATGAAAAACCTGGATTTCCGTCATCATATCGGTCAAGTTTAAAAAGGTCTAAATTTACTTTTGGACCCGCTTCGCAAATTTCATTAGTGGTAATGTTAAAATCTGCGGAACATTTTTCACTGTATTTAGTATAACATTCTGAGGCATTTTTTACATATGACTCTCCAACTGCTAGTGTGGTAAAAATATATTTCATTAGGTTTCAATAATTTTTTCTAAAAAATTTAGTGTGTAATCAAAGTCATAATAATCAGGTAATTTGTTGTCTACAAAAATTGGAGATTCAATATACTTTCTATATAATGTTTCGTTATTATCAATTTCTTTAACTAAAGATAAAAAGTCATTTAAATCAGTAAAGTCGTGTAAATTAATAAAACTTTCAGGATTAAAACCTTCTTCTAAAATATGTTTATTACCAAAAAATATTGGAATTGCCCCACTAAAGAACGCATGATATATTTTTTCTTGTAAAATATAATCTGTGTTTGTATAATGAATTGACATGTTAAACTTGTATTTTTGAAACAGACCTATCTTTTCTCTATAAGTTAAACCATCAATTCTACCAAGATACAAGTGATTTTGCCATTGGTACTTATTTAATGTCTCGTCACCATATAGTGTTTGTCTCCAAGGACCTGACGAACTAACCATTTTATATTCAGATAATTTATCAAAAACTTTGCTCCTAAAATCATTATTTGATGCTTGAGTTATTGAACAAAAACCTGTATTTCTTTTTGATATCACATTAAAATTTCTTTTTTCTGTTAACCAATTTAAAGGACTATCAACTAATCTTGATTCATCATACAAAGTCCAAACATCAAAAACACCAGATGGTTGTCTTAAGTATTTGTCATGTTCAAATTTATTATAACCTAGCGCCCATTGATTTTCATTTGCCAAAATTGGACTTCTAAAATCAGCAACTTCACCTGAAACATATAAAAATTTTTTATTTTTATCTGATTGATTATGGTTTGTTGGTAATTTACCTGTATACGTATCAATTTGATTTTCATTATAATTTAAATCAGAATGGATTACAATATCAGGATTTATTGGGTCAATAACTACATTATATTTTTTTGATAAAATAAATTTAAAATAATTCATCCAACTATGTTGACCAACATTTGGAAATCCTTGTCTAGTTATTCTAATTGTTTTCATTTAAAATTTGGGTCAATTTAAGAGTGTTATCAGTATATGGTCCATTATCATGTATAATATACGCTTCCAAATTTAAAAGTGAAACTTCCTTACCTATTATCTTAACACAATCTTTTGTGTCTAATGTGCTAAAAAAGAAATCACGTTCTTGGTCAATAATAATATCGTCATTAAGTAGATATTGAATTGTCCATCTACCTTGGTCATCAATACCTGTCTGGTATTCTTTTTCAATAATATCTTTTAAGTGAGATACGATTTTATCGGTGTATCCAAAATAAGTACCAGAATTTAAATACTTACTATCATTAATGGCTCGTTTGTTATCATATAGATGAGTATAGTTTGTTGGTGGCCATAAACCTTTTTCCGAGCCCATAATAAGACTACAATTTAAAGATTTAAACTTTTCTATAATACCTTCAGGAGATTTAATAAAGTTGGTGTCTGTGGCATCTAAAAATAGAATATAATCATATTTCCCAACAATGTTTGATTCAATATATTCTAACACTTTTACTGTTTTGTAAAAAAACAATTTATCATAATAAGAACCATTTGTTATTAACCCTGAATTTCTTACAACATGAATATCTTCAGGTGAAAAATACTTTAAAGCGTTCTTATAAAAAGATGGTTCATAATGTTCGGGGTAATCAAACAAAGAAGTTATTAAAGCAATATTTTTCATATTAATTAGTTGATATGTCTTTATAAAATTCATTTATTAAATCCGCGTCACTATAAAATATTTTATCTTCCGCAAAAAATTTATAAGGTATTTCGTTTTCCCAAAATATAACAAGTTCTTTACCTAATGAATTTTTTAATAATTCATTTGAATCTTCAAAAACTTCAATAAATGAAAATTTTGGATATATACAGATTTTATTATCTTTCACATCAATTATTTGTTTATGGTGAGCATTACCTCTATATTTATTATCCCACAAAAAAGAAAATTCGTCAAATTTAGAAGGGATTGCAATATATCCTTTATTAGATATTTTCGGTAATAAATCTAACAATTGAATTGGGGTTATAACGTCTTCTAAAGTGTGAGAACAAATACTATAGTCAAATTTACCGTTTTGTTCTACATAATTTAATAATTCAGACCAAGTATTTTTATTTTGAATATTAAAATCAAAAAATTTTACATCTTCTTTTTCAATTTTAACAATATCAGCAACAAATTTACATTCGGGGTACGACCAAAATTGTAAAGACGCTCCAATATCAATTGTTTTATATCCATTATCTGAAATTATTTTTTTTACGTCACCGATTAAGTCTTTAACCGAATTATTATATTGCCAATGTGTTATCATATTTTTTATTTAAGAAAAGTATATCTTGTTGAATTAAGTTGTAAGTCAAAGGGTGATTTATGTTACCAATAAGTTCAACAGGTTTAAAACCTATTTTATCCATATAATCATAAACAAATTCCTTTGTAGGGGCGTTTTTATTGTATTCAATTAAAGATATTTCCATTAAAATACCTTTAGATTCTTTAATAATATCTAATCCTCCGTTTATAATATCAATTTCTGAACCTTGAACATCAATCTTAATTAAATCAAATGTTTGTTTATTTAAAATTTTTGAAAGTATTTGTGTTTGTTTTTTTTCTATAAGAATTTGGTCGTCATCATAAAAAGAGGTATTTTCACGATAAATTGAATTACCAGTGCATCTTGGTTCATTTTTTCTAATATAAAAATCAACTTCTTTTTCATAATCACTTAATAAACAGATTGAATAATCAACATTTAAAATTTCCAATGCCGGTTCGCAATTTTCACTACCTTCTATTAAGTAATAATAAGCGTTGGGGAATATCAATTTACATTCATTATAAAATTGACCAACATTTGCGCCAATATCTAAAATTGAATTAGGGGTAAAATATTTTGTTATTAAATTTAAATTCATTTTTTATAAATTACCTGTTATTCTGTCACACCACCCTTTTGATTCTGAATGAGGCCAAACTACCCAATATTTTGGTTTTTGAGTTGTTGGAAACTCTCTCCATACTTTACAGTAATTATCTGGGTCGTTCATCATACGTTTAATTTCATTTATATCGGCATCTTTTCTAAAAATTGTTTCGTCTTTTTCAGTATGAAAAGCAACTACCCAAAAGTCATAATCTTTTTCAGGGACTTGATGAAATCCAATATCTATACAATGTTTAAAAATACTTGAAAAACTATTAATCCACTCTTCTTCTGTTTCGTAAATAGTTGGGTTTGGTGGGTAATTTTTATCTAACGTGTGTTGTTGTACCGCTCTTTTTGAAAATAATAAACCTGAATAAATTTCATAATCTTTTAAACTTCTTTCAGTCCCAAATCCATATTTACTAAAATCCATTGTAATTTCTTCACCATCCATACCAAAAAGTTGTCTGTTTTTTTTATGTGATGTACTATTTTTTATTCCCCATTCTTTATCATCGTCCCATTGTTTTGTTCTTCCTTTTCTTGTGTATTCATGCCAAATAGCAACTTTATGTGGGTGAAATAAATCGTATCCGTGAGTAAAAGCTCTAACAGCAATTGAAATTTCTTCACCATGAAAATAAAATTCTGGGTCATGTTGTACTTCCACAGAAAATTTTCCTAATGTGAAACAGAAATGAGCCGAATAAAATCTAGCAGGTACTGGTTCTTTTAAATCTTGCCATCCTGGGATTGATTCTGGTAAGAAAAACACCGCTCCTTCAGGAATAAATCTATCAAACGCCATTCTCCAAGGTTCTCTAACTCTTTGTTCAGGGTCATTTTCAGGATTAAAAGATGAAACATATCCAGTTAAAAGAGGTTTTTCAAACCCTTTTTTTTGCAATTGTTTAATCATTTTAATAAAAGTTTCGTCCCAATTTTTTTCAAATCTCATATGAGAATCGATTTGTAATGTATATTCTTCACCACCATAAAGTTGTTGAACTTGATTTCTTGCCCAACATACCCCTTTTGATTCGGAATATAATACATCCGTAACTCTAAATCTTTTATCGTTTTTATATTCATCTAACACATCAAATTTATCATCCGGATGATATTGCCTACAAATACCAATAATTAATTTTTTTGGATTTTTAGCATTTTCAATCATACTTTTTAAAGTAGGGATTAATTGAGGGTCTCTATAAGACGCAATTTGGACAAAGATGTTATTCATGTTTAATAATTTTATAAAAATAATAACTAAAAATAGAATAATGTGTACATTTTTAAAAAATTATTTTAAGATAATTTGGTTATAAAAACAACCATTAATTTGACTAAAGGTGTTGAGGTAGGTTATACAATTTGATACGAAAAATCGTTAGTTTTGCATGAATCTATTTCATACGAAAAATCGTCAGTTTCGCATGAGGCTATAAAACAATTTGGACAATCAGGGTTAAACATTCTAAATATAGTGTTACTTATTTTAAAATTATGTTTAATTTCTGGTGAAGAAAGAGGTTCAACGTACATTCTAAATTGTGAAATACCCCCATCAAAAGACCCTGCAAAATTTTGTTCAATTAATATATTAGTACTTAACCCACTTAAAGTTGTACCACTTAAATCCGAATTCGGTAAACATTCCGGGTCTTGAAAAAATGGTGAAGACAATCCGGTTAAATTTTCTCTAAGACCTTGAGTTCCTCCACCCCAAGAGATATTAAAAGGGACTCCAAGTTGTTTTTCTTTTTCAGTATTTAATGCTCTTGGTATAATTTCTTCAAAATCTTCAATCGTATGAAAAAGTTTACCGTTTACGTAAAATTTTAATTTTCCTTTTCTATATTTTTTATCAATCAACCATCTTTCATTTAGATTAACAATCTCAATTTTTTCTGGAATTTTACCATCTACCTCAGTATAAGGAACTGTTATTAATGATTGACTATTATTAACTAAAGATTCTAAAAATTCTTTTTTAGTAATATTATCTAAACCTCCTTTATATTTTAAATCACAAGTTTCAAACCAAGAATATCTTTCCCAAACAGCGTTAAATTGGAACCAATGTTCTTGTTCAAGAAAATAAGAATTAATTGATTCACAATAATCATAAATTCTATTTGTTGAACAATATTCATTAATAGTATATCCAGTACTATATGTTATTCCAGTTGTTGAACAAGTCCCTGTTGTAATACAATCACCAGTAAATCTTAAAACTTTAACACAAATTTTAGGGTTTTTAACGTCGCCTGATAATCTAAACGACATAGCATTTGATATGGAATCATATAGTGGGTCAGTTTCGCACGTATTTTCAATTGAAGTGAAACCAGTATAACATTGGTCACAAACGGGGCAATCCGGAGTATGTGTTGAACAAGTTGGAGTACATAAAGGGGTTGTAGTCGTACATGAGGTTGGGGTTGAACTAGGGGTTGGAGTTGGGGTCGGTGTTAAATCAACTTCAGACTCACATATATGTGTTTTACATTCCCATCCGCAAGTTTCGCACGGATTATTTTGACAATCACACCCACAATTGACTTCTATTGATTTATTAACGTCTCCATTACAAACTGGACACCCATAACTTAAATGAGAGTCATGAACCCCATCCTTAGACCTTTGAGGGTAAACAAATAAACATCTTGAGTTTGTTATATTTCTGTTACAACATGCACATGTTTCAAAATTTTCCATTCCTTCGGTTACTCTAGTATAACCTGTGTAACATTTTGGATTTCCACTAGCATAATGATAGAATTTATTTTCGGCTCTTGTTCCAAAATAAAAAAAAGTATTTTTATTTTCTGGGTAAATTTCATTTAATGTGGTTTGTCCGGTAGATGGGAAATATTCATCAATAAGTCTTGGTTTTAAAATCATTTCAACGGTCCAACCTTTATTGACTCTTTCCGGAAAAATTTCATAATCATGACCAAATAATTTATAAAACCCTTGATAAAACCCACCATATAAATCATGATAATGTCCTCCATAAGGGGTGGTTTTACTTACAACTTCATACAAAACAGTTTTATCAAAACCAGAAAAAGAACTATTTTGACTGGTATATCCTGTTATTTGAAATAATTTAAGTTTTTTATCATATGATAATCTATTAAACATTACTTCATCGGATAACACCCCTTTAGTAAACGTGATAGATTTCCCAGTTATTGAATTAACTAATCCGTTATCAATACCGGTTAACCCAATATCACATACGGTTGTTGATGTCATACAATTCAAATCATCATTATTAATGTTATAAAAATTTTTAGAAATTAAAACATTATTTAAATTGTACACACCATAAGTTAACGTTTGCATTTGACAGGACCCGCTATAATTAATATCAAAGTAAATTGGTAATTTATTACCGTATGTTTGAGCGATTAAATAAGGAGAAAAAACAACTTCTTGATTAAACCCAGTTTCATCTGAGGTTAATGACATGTCATATAGTTCCAATTTTAACTTTGGAAACAAATTTGAATTAACGTACTGATTGATATTTGAGTATGCCATTTTTTTTAAATAAATACTTAATAACGTAGTATTTATAATAAAAAATAATATGATTTCATATAACAAACTATACTTTAATGATGAAATTTCTTTTTTAATTAAAGAAAGACAAGATACTATTGACGTATTTTACGCCATAAGTAATATTTTAAATGAGACTAAAAAAGAAGTTTCAAAAAAAACATTTAGTAAAAAAAATGAAACTTCCGTAAAAAAAATGTTAAACGCTGCTTTAAAATCCGACAAAAAAACTTCTAAAAAAGAATTAGGTGATAAATTAGATAACATAGAAAAAAATGGAGAAATTGAAGAATTGGTAGATTCAGATGGAGCTTTAAAAGATTCTAGCGTTCCAATTTTAGATATGGCAATGCACCCGAAAAAAACTATGGACCAAACAGTTGTCATGGCAAGACCTATGAATGACCCTATAAAAAGAGGGTATCGTGTTTATTGGGGAGAAAGTGAAGATAAAAAAGACAATATTGTGTCAGAAGTCGATTATTCAGACGCGTTTGGTTATGAAGAGACTGAAGATATGGATTATAAAAATACTGTTAAAACATTGAAAAAAATGGGGGTTGATAACCCTAAACATAGGGCCGATGAATTTGGAAAATTGCCTAACGCTAAAAAAATAAAAGGTAAATTAAAACAAAGACTTTCGGAAAAAGAACAATTAGAAAACGCACAGAAAGAAAAAATGGTAAAAATGGTTGAAGATATAATTGTTAAAAAAGGAGATGAGTCCGATATTTCAAAAAAATCAAAACCATTAAATAAAATTATATTTCAAAATATTAAAGCCATAAAAAAATTAGCTGAAAAAGAAGGTGTTAGTATGTCTGAACTTATTAAAGCCCTAAAACAAAATGAATAAAGATTTATATGGACATAAAGTATCTATACCTGAAGAAGTTATAATTTATTTAGGTAAATGTAATGATTCGGCAGTTAATGCGGATAAAAATACTGAAGGTTACAAAAGAAATCAAGAACTTAGAAATTCTAAAGAAGTTACTTACCAACAATTAAAAAGAATGAAAAATTGGTTTGATAATTTTAAAGGAGATAATAATGATTTATCGTTTATATTAAATGGTGGGGATTATGTTAAAAAATGGGTTGAAAATACTTTACGTAACATGAGAGATGACATTAGTGGTACAAAAAAACATACTTCTGTTGTTTTACCAAATAGGTTTAATGATGAACACGATAAAGATAATATTAAGGATATGAATAGACCGTCAAAATCGCATGGAGATTCATTAAATTATTACGGTTTAAAAATTACTGAAAATCTTGAAAGAATAAACGAAATAATAAAAAAAATAACATAACATGGCACAAAAAGAATCGGTTGATTTATCACAACCAGTCAATAAATTATCAGCATATGCTGACGCTGAAAGAGCGAAATTAATTCCAAAAAACGATTACACGTATAAAAACGAATACTCCGCAGTTAATCCAGACGCTCTTGCAGATGGAGATGAAAGAGGTAAAGGTACTGGTGGTGATTTAGACATTCATAATTTTTCTGCGGGAGCAAAACAAGATATTCTTGAAAGAAAAAGTGAATTAACTACTAATTTATATCAACAAAATAAACCATATACCACTCCAGGGACATAATGAAACTTTACAATTCGGTAAAATCACTTATTTTAGAAATAGCGTCAATAGATTCAATTGTTGACGCAATAAAAAAAAGAAATAAAGTTATAATTTATTATAATGGTGATGAGCCGGGAGGAAGAGGATTAAGACAAATAGAACCTGTATGTTTTGGTTATAGTAAATCTGATAATCCTGTATTAAGAGCTTGGGACGAAGAAGGAGCATCGTATACATCGTATAATGGAAAACAACCTTTACCTGGATGGAGATTATTTAGAGTTGACAAAATAATGTCTTTTAAACCTTCAAATGAAAAGTTTAATCAGGTAAGACCAGGGTATAATCCAAGTGGTGATAAAGGAATGGTAAGAGTCATTATAAACACAAAATTTGACGACTAAATAGTATAATTTATGAATGAAAATGATTTAATTAATAAGTTATTAATTTCCAAAAAAATAATGGAAAAACATAACGAAATACCTAGAGCAGGTAATACAAATTTAGGATTAAGTTCACCGACAGTTGATGATTATCAAGCTCCGCAAGCAAAATATAATTTACCAGACAATGTAATGTTAGAAAGTACTCCAAAAAAACAAATTGATTCTTCTCAAGTAAATTCTAAAGACAAAATTTTAAATTCAAAATTACCAGATGAAATTAAACGGTTAATGATTGAACATCCTATACATCAACCTAAACAATCAACTTCAACTTTGTCTAACGATTTAATTGATAAAGCGGCAAGATTAATGAATGTTGACGCATCAGGTAAAAAAACAGTCCCATTATTACAAAAAGAACAATCTTCAGACTCAACTAATCTTAAAGAATTAATTAAAGAGAGTTTACGTGAAATCCTTTCGGAAGAAGGGTTACTAGTAGAATCCGTTAAAAAATCAAACGACATTTTTTCATTTAAAGTGGGTAAACATTTGTTTGAAGGAAAAGTAACTAAAATAAAAAAACTTTTATAACATTATTTTATAATTTTTTTAAAACCCTCCTACAGTAATTGTTGGGGGGTTTTTTAATATAATATTTTCCTTGGGTAATTAATAAAAATTGGAATTGCAATAAAAAAAAGATTGATTTAATAATAAATTATGGTTATAATTTAGAAGTAATTTGGGAGAATGACCTCAAATACGACAATAAAAAAATCATAACAATTTTAAATAAATATGACACAAAAAACAAATTCGCCCCTGAACGGTCGTCAAAAGATACGAGTATTAGTACTCCCGTCTGACCGTACAGGGGTAGGTTAAGGCAAATTTCGCTCTATTGACCCCCACATACACTTGCAAAATTTATACTCAGATGATTTCCATGTTGATATTGATTATGAACCAAAGATTAATGACGTTAACTATTGGAAACAATACCAAATTGTACATGCTCATAGAAGTATTGGCAACCAATACGATGAATGCCCTAAAATAATTAAATCGCTTAAAAGTTTAGGTATAATTGTAATAATTGACTTAGATGATTATTGGTTACCCACAAAAGAACACCCAATTCATAGTTTAATTGTACAACATAAAATACACGAAAAAATTATTGCAAATTTAAAAGAAGCTTCTTGGGTAACAACTACAACTGAATTATTTGCTGATGAAATTAAAAAAATAAATAAAAATGTTATTGTATTTCCAAACGCAATTAATCCAAATGAAAATCAATTTAAAGAAAAAACGTTGGATTCTAAAAAAATTAGAGTAGGTTGGCTTGGAGGTTCTTCTCATTTGCACGATATTGAATTATTAAACGGGTTTGTCCAAAAAATAGGGGATGAAATAAATAAAAATATACAATACGTTATTTGTGGTTTTGATTTAAGAGGGACGGTAACTGAAATTAACGCTCAAACAAAAGAAGAAAAAAAGAGAGACATTCGTCCAGATGAGACAGTTTGGGTAAAATATGAAAAAATCTTTACTGATAATTACAATATCATTCCAAATGATTATAAAAAGTTTTTGTTGGAATATAAAGATAAAGAATATATTTCACAAGAAGAGTTACCTTATTTACGTGTTTGGACAAAACCTGTTACATCATATGCTACAAATTATAGTAAGTTTGATATTTCATTATCCCCAATAAAAAACCATATTTTTAACAGAATGAAATCTCAATTAAAAGTAATTGAGGCTGGATTTTATAAGAAAGCATTAATCGCATCAAGTGTTGGACCTTACAATATTGATTTACAACATTGTCTTAAAGAGGGTCAATTTCATGATGGGAATGCGTTATTGGTAGATGAAAATAGAAATCATAGTGATTGGGCAAAATATATTAAAAAATTAGTACAAAACCCTAATCTTATTGAAGACATGGGAAATAGATTATACGAAACAGTTAAAGTTAAATACCATCTTGATACTGTTACAAAAAATAGAAGTGAATGGTATAAAACCTTAGTTAAATAAAAATGATAAAAATACCAATTACCAAAATTCTATTTCTTGATATTGAAACTGTTGGGGGATGTAAAGATTATGAAACTTGTAAGGAAAGTAATCCTAAAGTTGCCAAACAATTTATTAAATATATTGATTGGTTTAAAAAAAGATTTCCGGAAGATTCTTTATTAAGTTTAGATGAAATCTTTATTAAACGAACATCGTTAGTTCCTGAATTTGCAAAAATTATATGTGTTAGCGTTGCATTTGTAATAGATAATGGCGAAATTAAAAAACAAACATTTTCTGGGGATAATGAAAAAGAACTTCTAATTGGCGTTCAAAAATTATTAGATAGATGTGGCAAATTAGACTTTTTTCTATGTGGACATAATTTAAAGAATTTTGATATTCCAATGATGGCTAAACGTATGATTGTTAATGGGTTATTACCACCATCAATACTTCCATCTTACGATACAAAACCTTGGGAGATTAAAGCAATAGATACTAAAGAAATATGGCAATATGGAGCTTACACTGCAATTGGGTCTTTAGATTTAATGTGTGCTTGTATGGATGTTGAGTCATCAAAACAAGGAGATGTTACTGGAGATAAGGTACATGATTCTTATTGGAATAAAGACATGTTAAAAGAAATAACTGAATATTGCGAAAGAGATGTTGAAGTATTAATACAAGTAATAAAGAAATTAAAATTATTAAAGTAATTATGACCGAAGAAGAAAAAAAATTTATGGAAGATTTTCAAAAAAGAATTTTTGAAGAAGAAATTAATTCTGATTTAGACATTGAAAAATTATATAGTGAATTTGGAATTGATATGGAAAAATTAGAAAAAGATTTAATGGAAAGCCCATCTCAAAAAGTACAATTAGGTTATACTAAAATACACCCTGACGCTATTTCGCCTTCATATAATTATGAAAGTGATAGCGGGTTTGATTTGTATTCAACTGAAGATGTTACTGTAGATGGATTTGGAAGAGCGTTAATACCAACAGGTCTTTCTTTTGACATTCCAGAAGGGTTTGAAATTCAAGTAAGGTCAAAGAGTGGATTAGCAATAAATCAAGGTCTAATGTGTTTAAATTCTCCAGGCACTGTAGATTATGGTTACACTGGGGAAGTAAAAGTTATTATTTTTAATACAAATAAAACTCCATTTACTATAACAAAAGGAATGAAAATTGCTCAGTCCGTTATGACTAGAGTTGCAAATGGTAAATATGTTGATTTAAATGAAAAAAATAAAGTAGCAAATAAAGATAGAAATTCAAATGGGTTTGGGTCAACCGGATTATTTTAAAAATTATGCCAGAATTATTAACAGTCGGGTTTTCAACCAGAAATCACAATCCAAATTTTATTGGTTACCTTAAAAAAACTTCAGGGTTTAAAAAAATTAATGTTATTGAAAAAATAAACACCGGTGAAAAATCATTGAGTGAAATTTATAATGAAATTTTAAATGAATCAAAAACAGACATTGTTGTTTTATGTCATGATGATATTTTATTTGACACAACATCTTGGTATAGTAAAATATTAAAACATTTTGAAAAAAATGATTATGGTATTTTAGGTATGGCGGGAAGCACATCTTTAACCGATTCAGGTAGATGGTGGGACGAAAGAAAAAAAATGGTTGGGATTGTAAACCACGAAAACGATGGTAAAAAATGGGAATCAAAATATTCTGAATCATTTGAAAATGGAGTTTGTCAAACTTTAATGGTTGATGGTTTGTTTATGATAATCCATAAAAAAAGAATTAAAAAAACATTTGATGTGGATTTTAAAGGGTTCCATTTTTATGATTTTTCATTTTCTTTTTTAAATCATTTAGAGGGGGTTAAAGTAGGCGTTATTACTAATATAAGATTAACTCATAAATCAATAGGACAAACAAACGAACAATGGGAATCAAATAGAGGTTTATTTGTTGAAAAATTTAAAAATAATTTACCATTAAAATTACCTTTTGATGCAAATAGAAAAATTAAAGTTTTATTTTCTTGTTTATCATTTAAAACTTTTACCGGTTCGGAAGTTTACGTTTATGAATTAGCTAAAAATTTAAAAAAATTAAATTGTGACGTAACGGTTTTATCAGAAATTGGTGGACCATTAACTGAAATGGCAAAAAAAGACGGAATTAAAGTTTTACCATTTTCAAATCCTCCAGGGTTTAAGTTAGGAGACGGAAAATGGGGGTTTAATACTCCCGAAGGAGTTAAACCAAGTCAACCAGATAATATGTATAAAATATCTGAAGCGAATTTTGATATAATTCACGTTCAACATAAACCAGTAGCCGAAAAGATGTTTCAAATGTACCCGGAAATAAATAAAATTTATACCATACATTCTGAAGTTATAAGTTTAGAAGACCCGGTAAAAAATATAACTGTTAAAAAATATATTGCAATTAGACCAGAAATAAAAGATTACATTAAAACATTTGACATTCCTGAAAAAGATATTGAAGTTATTTATAACCCAGTCGATAATGAAAAATTTACAAATAAAAATATTTCTTCAGGGAATTATACATTATTTGTTGGTACTATAGATTATTTAAGGGAGAACACTATCAAAGATTTAGTTGAAAATACAAAAATAAATAATCAAGAACTTTGGTTAGTCGGAGAAAATAAATCAAATTATTTAGAGTTAATTTTAAAAAACTCCCATGTTAAACATTTTCCGCCAACATGGGACGTTCAAAAATATGTTAAAAACTCAAAAGAAACTGCCGGCATTCAGTTAGGTAGAACCACAATCGAAGGGTGGTTATGCGGAAAACCAAGTTGGATTTATAAAGTTGATAGTAATGGGGACATTATTGAAAAAAATAAATTTGAACCTCCATTAGATATTGAAAAATATCACTCGTTAAAAGTTGCAAATCAAATAAAAAACGAATATTTAAAAATTTTATGATAATTTTAACCACCACATATAATTGTGAAAACTATATTGAAAAATGTTTATTTAGTATAATGAGTCAAAAATTTACTGACTTTAAATGTTATATAACTGACGACCTTTCTACAGATAAAACAGTTACAATTATAAAAAATACAATTAAAGATGACTCAAGATTTATTTTAATTGAAAATACAAAAAAAATGTATCAACCTGGAAATTATGACCAAGTTATTAGGGGGTTAGATATTGATGGTGATGAAATTTGCGTTGAGGTTGATGGTGATGATTGGTTACCAAATTCAAATGTATTGGGATACGTAGATAATGTTTATAAAGACAAAAATATTTGGATGACAAGTGGTTCTTTTAAATATCATGACGGTAGACTTGGATTTTCAAAACCCCCAAGTCAATACGATAATGTAAGAAAACAAACATTTACCCTTTCACATATTAGAACTTGGAAATCTTGGTTGTGGAAAAAAATAGAACCTAAAGATTTAAAAAATGAAAATGGGGAATATTGGGACGTTGCCGGAGATTTATCTTTTATGTTTCCAATGTTTGAAATGTCAGGCAAAAAACATTATTTATTTATTCCTGAAACATTATACACCTACAATGAATTAAATCCTATTAATGACCATAAAGTCAATATGGATAAGGTTACAAAAACGGTAAATAAAATACGTAATATGTCTTCTTACAAAAAAATATCTAATGACGATACAAAAACTATTGATATGGTTACACCATATAGATTTGATGTAATAATTAAATATTTATATGCAAAATCTATTATTGAGGGGTTTAAAACCGACTTTTTTAAAGAAATGTATAAAGAACATTTGCGTCTTTGGAATGGGTTTAAAGAATATGATAATCCAAATAAAAATACGTTTGAATCGTTTGATAATGAATTTAAGTTAATTATTAATTCAATACAAAAAAAAGGATTTGACCCTGAAGTTTCAAAAATTCCAATTACTGAGGATAAGTACATTGTTAATGGAGCACATAGATTAGCCGCGGCTTTAGCATGTAATAAAGAAATTGTTACAAAATCAGCCAATATGCCAACTGACGGTCAAAAAGATTGTAGTTGGGATGGGTTATTTAAAGGATTAAATTTACCAGAAAAATACGCAAACCAGACGGCAATAGAATATTCCAAACTAAAAAATAACGTATATGTTGTTACTTTATTTCCATCAACTAAAGGAGATTTTAAGTCGGCAATTGAAATAATTAAAAATCATGGTAAATTAGTTTATTATAGACAAATTAATTTAAAAAATAATGGACCTCTTAATTTAATGAAAGAACTTTACGTTGGTGAAGAATGGGCCGGAGGTTATTTTAATAATTATAATGGATTTCGACTTAAAGAAAGTCTTTGTTTTACGTCAGAACATCCAACGTGGGTATTTTTAGCGGAATTTGATTCTATTGAAATAACAAGAATTGTTAAAAATAAAATTAGAGAAAAACATGGGGTTGGAAATCATTCGGTTCATATAAATGACACTCATGAACAAACATTACGTTTGTCAAAAATATTTTTTAATGATAATAGTATTAATCATTTAAATAATACCCCTCAATTTAATTATTTAAAATTTGAAAACACAATTTCTAGTTTTAAAAATTTAATTGAAAAAAATAATTTAGATATTGACGACTATTGTCTGGTTGGAAGTTCTCCTTTATCTGTATACGGACTAAGAGAAGGTGAAGACCTTGATTACTTACACATTAACCCATTTAATATTAAAGACGATAAAGATTTAATTCATAGTCATAATGAATATGGTAAAAATTTATATGATTTAAATTACGATGAAATCATATTAAACCCTGACAATCATTTTTATTCTAGAGGAGTTAAATTCGCATCTTTAAACGTTATTAAAAACATGAAACAAAAAAGAAACGAAATAAAAGACGTAATTGATGTTAATTTAATAAATTCAATAACATGAAAAAAATATATTTCGCAAACACAACTTGGAACGAAAGTCCCCAGTTAATTGAGAATTTTATTCATCAAACACCAGAAAATTTAGGTGTTTGGGAGAATATTATATACACTCTAAATAAAGATGAAAGCGATTATATTATTGTAATGGACGAAACTACAGAATCTGTTGACCCTAAAAAAGTTATTTTTTTTGGGCGTGAACCACATTATATAGGTCTTAGAAAATGGACTCAAGAAAGTTATGGTAATTATCACCACGAATTAGGTAATTCATGGTTGGCAATGACATGGTGGACTAAAATTCAATTCAATGATTTAGTTAATATGGAACCAATAAAGAATAAAGATTTAAGCGCAATTGATTCTGGTAAACGACATACTCCCTATCATAAATTTAGAGCCGATTTAATTACTTCTTTTTTAAAAAAACACCCAAAAGAAATAGATGGTTATGGACATATATGTAATAATGTTTTACCTTATAGAGACAAAACTAAAGGACTAATGGATTACAGATATAATTTAGTGTTAGAAAATGGCAAAACTGATTTTTATTTTAGTGAAAAATTTTGTGACCCTTTGTTGTTTCTTACAATGCCAATTTATAAAGGATGCAAAAAAATAGATAAATTTTTTCCAAAAGGGAGTTATATTGAATTTGACGATTCTAAAGGGATTGATTACGCTATCGATATGATTTTTGATTATTCAAAATCAAAGTATAGAGAAGAAAATATTGAATTATTAAAAGAAGCTAGAGATTTAACACTAAATAAATATAACATATGGAACACCATTTCATTGGCAGTTAATAATAAAAAAATCATATAATGGAAAAAATATATTCTAAAATAAATCCTGAAAAATTATTACATATAATTGTTCGTAAAGAAGACATTAAATCATTAAGAGAAGATATAATACCTGAAAATAACTTTTTACAATGTTCTACTTTAAATTTACATAAAGGAAAAACATTTAAACCACATAAACATATTTGGAAAGAAAAAAATCATAATGTTATTGCTCAAGAGAGTTGGGTCGTAATACAAGGTAGTGTGACGTGTTTTCTTTATGATTTAAATGACGAAATTATTTCAGAACCAATATTATATCCTGGTGATGCTAGTTTTACTTTAGAAGGAGGTCATAATTATTTAATTAATGAAGAGAATACTTTAGTTTATGAATATAAAACAGGACCTTATGAAGGTCAAAAAATGGATAAAACTTTTATAAAATAATCATGATTATAACTTTTTTCTGTGTAGGGGCAGTGATATTTGCGACCTACATGTATTTCACAATTTGGAATAATTATAATTCACAAACAAAGTCAAAAAGAAAAGATTATTCCAATCTTGGTGGTGAAAGTGTCGATTTACCAGAAAATATCCTGAAATTTACGGATTTTAAATACAAATACGAAGAAATTGTAAAACACACTTTTAATAATTCTTTTTTTAAAAATTATTCAGTAAATGGTATTGATAAATTAACAGAAGATAAGTGGAGAGAGACTTTTCCGGCAATATATGTTATTGGGCCTGAAAATAATATAAGTGATATTATTAAGGAGGCAACTAAGGAGGGGTTTATAAATTTGATAAAATTTTTACACCCTAAACTTATGAAAGAAACAATTAAAGAAATTAATGGATGTGACGAATTTACTTCTTGGATGACTAAAAAAACAAATTTAAATTGTTTTGGTTGTCACTTGTCACATGTTATAGTTGCTAAAGATATAATTGATAATAATTATGATTATGCTTTAGTTTTAGAAAACGATTGTAAATTTGAAGTGTCAATTTCAAATGAGATATTAAATGAAATAAAAGATTTATATAAAAATTATTCAAATGATTTAAATTATTTAAATTTAGGAAATTCTAAAAGTGGTGAATTGTTTACAAAGACTAAAAATTTAGAAATAGTGAACTCTCAAACTTTTTTTACTCACAGTTATATCATAAACAAATTAACTGCAAAATTTTTATATGAATCGGTTGACATAAGTAAACCCAAACCCGACCATAATTTTATGGGTGAAAGTTGGGACCATGAACAATTTTATAGGGCAGGAGCTGATGATTTTTTTAGTTGTTATGTGAATTCTTTTACTTTATCTAAAGGTTTTACATTTCAACAATTTATTGGTGATAACAGACATTTAAAAGCATTATGATGAAATTACATTTAGGTTGCGGGAAAAGGGATTTTGGTCCTGAATGGATTAGTATTGATGGAGGAGATTACCCTCATCTAAAATACCATGATATTACATTATTACCATTTGAAGATAATTCAGTTGACCTTATATACGCATCACACGTTTTAGAATATTTTGATAGAGAAGAAGTTGTTTTAATACTAAAAGAATGGCGTAGAGTTTTAAAACCGGAGGGTAATTTAAGAATTGCGGTTCCTAATTTTAAATCTATTTGTGAATTGTATCTACATAAAAATATACCTATTGAAAAATTTTTAGGTCCAATTTATGGAAAAATGAAAATGTTAAAAAATACAATTTATCATAAAACAACTTATGATTTTAATTCTTTAAAAAATTTATTAACTATATGTGGATTTTACGAAATAATTGAGTATGATTGGAGAAACACGGAACACAGTAATTTTGATGACCATTCTCAAGCTTATATCCCTCACATGGACAAAACAAACGGAACTTTAATAAGTTTAAATGTGACATCAAAAAAAAATAAGTTATAAAAAAATATGAGTGATTTTAATATTATAACAAAATTTGAAGAAGAAATGTCAATTTTTTTTGGCTCAAAATACGCAATCGCTGTTGACAGTTGCACACATGGTATTGAATTGTGTTTAAGACATTTTAATGTTAAAAATATTTCAATTCCAAAAAACACTTACATATCAGTCCCATTTTTATCTAATAAGTTAAATATTGCTCTTGAATGGCGAGATGAAATTTGGGAAGATTATTATTATATTACCCCAACTATTATTGACGCAGCAGTATTGTGGAAAAAAAATAGTTATGTCCCAGGGACGTTTATGTCATTAAGTTTTCAATATCAAAAACATCTTTCTTTAGGTAGAGGAGGTATGATTTTAACTGATAATGAAGATGTTGCAAAACAATTAAAAAAAATGTCGTATGATGGTAGACTCCCAAATATTCCTTGGAGAGACCAAGATATTGATACCTTTGGATTACATTATTATATGACCCCTGAAACCGCAAAATTAGGTTTAGAAAAATTAGAATTAGCGATAAATACAGAACCCCGCAAATGGAAATGTTCCGATTGGCCGGACTTAACACAAATGAAAATTTTTAATTATGAATTATAATATTTTTGATTCGGTTTGTTATACAAATTTGGACCCTGTTGTTCCATTTACAAAAGTTGCCGAATATGATACACTTAATGAAGTGAGAAACTTTTTATCTAACTCTAATGAATTAATTAAATATTTTGTGTGTGATAAAAATAATAACATATTATTTGATAGTTTTACAAAAATTTATGAGTCGCCGGACAATGGTAAGACCATTTATGAAAGAAATATTTTACAATTAAATAAAAAAATTAAATGATTAATAAAAAAGCTTTTATAACAGGTGTAAATGGTCAAGACGGAAGTTATTTGGCCGAATATTTACTTTCATTAGGGTATGAAGTCCATGGTATGATTAGAAGACATTCTATGGCAGAAAACCAAGATTCTAGAGTTACCCATCTAACAGATAAAATTGTAACTCATTATGGTGATTTATTAGATGAAAGTTCTATTGACACTATATTAAAAAAAATAAACCCAGACGAAATTTATAATATTGGGGCTCAAAGTCACGTTAGAATTAGTTTTGATATTCCACAATTTACAGTAAAAACAAACGCTCTGGGGGTATTAAATATGTTAGAATCATACCGAAGAGTTTGTCCTGACGCAAAATTTTATCAAGCAAGTTCATCGGAAATGTTTGGTAATAGTGTTGATGAAGATGGATTCCAAAGAGAAAGCACACCTATGACCCCAGTAAGCCCTTATGGTTGTTCAAAACTATTCGCATATTCGATTGTTAAAAATTACAGAAACTCATATAAGTTACACGCGACTAATGGTATATTATTTAATCATGAATCCCCAAGACGAGGTTCTAATTTTGTAACAAATAAAGTTGTTAAAACCGCAGTTCAAATTAAATTAGGTTTATCTAAGAACCTTGAACTTGGTAATATGGACACTTACAGAGATTGGGGACATTCTAAAGACTATGTTAAAGCAATGCATATGATTCTTAATCATGAAAAACCGGATGATTTTGTTGTATCTACAATGATTACTCATTCAGTAAGAGAAATGACTGATTACGTATTTAAAAAATTAGATTTAAATTATAAAGATTATGTTAGTGAAAATATAATTTTAAAAAGACCTGAAGAATTAAAATATTTAAAGGGGGATTCTACAAAAACTAGAACAATTTTGGGATGGAAACCTGAATATACTTTTGAAAGTATGTTAGACGAGATGATAGAATATTGGTTAGATAAATTTAATTAATTTAAAAAAATGGAAAAAAGAAATAGAAAAAAAGTAGTACAACAAAATACCGAAGACGTTACCGAAAAAAAAAGTAAAAAAGAACTAATTTGTTCAATAATAAAGAAAAAAACAAAAGAAAAATTTTTATCTGAAAATCAAAAAATTTATTATGATAATTTAAATAAAAATCAAATTACGCTATGTTCTGGACCGGCAGGTGTTGGAAAAAGTTACATTTCCATGAAATGCGCCATCGACTTATTATCAGACCCTGAAACCCCTTATGAGAAAATTATTATTGTTAGACCCGCAGTTGAAGCGGAAGAAAAACTTGGTAGTTTACCTGGAAATGTTGAAGAAAAGTTAGACCCATACATTTTTCCATCGTATTATTTGTTAAATAAAATTATTGGTAAAACCTCTAGAGAAAAATTAAAAGAGATTGAAGCAATAGAAGTTTTTGCGTTGGCATTTATGCGTGGAATGAACATTGATAATTCGATTTTAATTTTTGAAGAAGCTCAAAATTCTACTCCAAGTCAAATGAAATTATTATTAACTAGAATAGGGTATAACTCTAAGTTTTTTATATCTGGAGATTTAGAACAAACTGATAGATATAAAGATATAAAACAAAGTGGATTGTACGACGCAATACAAAAATTTCAAAATATGAATGACGTTGTTGTTTTTAACTTTGAAACTAAAGATATTGTGAGGAACCCATTAATTAGTAAAATACTTAAAAGATACGAAGAATGAGAATTGGTGTGGAACTTAATGGTGTTTTAAGAAATACTCTTGGTAAAATAGAACAAACTTACCAAAAATATATGATTGAAAAAATGGAAGGGGTTGATGATGAAAACTCATTTAAGTACGAGTTAAAATTACCTATAACTTCTTTAGAACTTTCAAATCACTTAATGTTTGAAAATGAAGGTGATTTATATTCATTTCTTTATGAAGAATTTCCTATGGAAATATTTGGACATTCACAATCAACAGAATATACCACATTTAATGATTTAAATGAACAATATGTTAATTTAAGAGATTCTCACGATTTATTAATAGTGTCTGATGAAATTGGAAAATCTAAACCATCGTCATTATTTTTTCTTTCTAAATTTGGATGTCAGTTGGAAAAAATAAAATTTTATAGTAATTCAACAATTAATTCAATGTGGAATGAAATAGATGTTTTACTTACTGCGAATCCTACCTTATTATTAAACCATCCTGAAGATAAACTTGTTATTAAATATGAAACAATTTATAATCAAGAAATAAACACAATTCATAAAATTAAAAAAATAAAAGAATTGGAAGAAATTATTAAACAAATTGCAACATGTTAAAAATATTAGGGGAACATTATTATTTAGACCTTGATGAAATTGAAGAATATATTAACATTCCTCAAACAACCGCAACAACTGAAAATCATATCAGTATTGTTAAATATGAAATAGTAAAAGTCCTTATGGATACAATATTAACTGAAAATGAACCTGTTGACGAAACGTTAGGGATAAAATCAAGCGGTAATATGACAATCTCATTTAAAGTTGCATTTAACACCTTATTAAATAAAAAATTATTAAACAAATACTAAACATATGAATACAGAACAAATTTCAAAAATTAAAACATCAATTGACAACTTGAAAGAAAAAAAATCAAGGATTTATTTTTTAGTTCAAGACACTAAAGGTAATGCTAAAGCATCAATGGCCTACATTTATAGATTAGCTCTTACTTTAAAAAATAATGGGTATAATGCAATTATTTTACACGAAAAAGTAGATTATACTGGAGTTTCAACTTGGTTGGGTGAAGAATACATGGAGAATTTACCACATAAACCAATTGAAGGTGAAAATTTAGAGGTATCACCTGAAGATTTAATTGTTATTCCAGAATTATTTGGTTTTGTAATGTCACAACTTACTAAAATGCCGTGTGGTAAAATAGTACTTTGTCAAGCATATGACCATATCTTAGAAACATTGCAACCTGGGGCCACATGGACTCAATTAGGTTTTTTAAAATGTATAACTACTTCAGATTATCAAAAAGATTTTGTTGAAGGTTTAATGAGAAATATGTCATTTGACATACTACCCCCTTATATTTCAGATTCTTTTGAAAAACAAATATTACCACCAAATCCAATAATTGCAATACATTCTAGAGAACAAAGAGAAAGTATAAATATTATTAAATCTTTTTATATTAAATTTCCACAATATAGATGGGTTACATTTAGAGATATGAGAGGGTTAAGCGAACAAGAATTTGCGTCTGTTTTAAAAGATTCGTTTTTGTCTGTTTGGATTGATGAAACAAGTTCTTATGGAACGTTTCCATTAGAATCCATGAAAGTTGGCGTACCTGTTATTGGTTTAACACCTAATTTAGTGCCTACTTGGATGAACGAAAATAATGGAGTTTGGGTAAACAATAAAATTCAAATTCTTGACTTTATTGCCGATTTTTTACAAAATTGGTTAGAAGATAACGTTAAACAAGATTTATATATTGAGATGTTAAAAACAGTTGAAAATTTACCATCAAAAACCAATTTTGAAACTAAAACAGTTGAACTTTTTAGTGGATACATAAACACAAGAGCTACTTCATTTGAAGAGCAATTATCTAAATTAGAAACCACAGAATAATATGACAAAGACTACCGAAAAAAAATTTACAATTTCTGTAATTTTACCAATTAAATCAGGTAAAGCGAACGGATTTACAGATTACTTTACTAAATGTATTGAATCTATTAAAACACAAGAATCTAAAATTAATGAATTAATTATTGTTCATACTGATGAAGATTATATTACTGAATATCTAAAAAGTTTTGATTTTGGAGACATAAATGTACAATCACTCCCTTGGACTGGAGAACCTAATTTTGCGGAACAAGTAAATTATGGTGTTGAACAATCCAAATCAGAATGGATTTCATTATTAGAATTTGATGATGAATATTCTAAAATATGGTTTAAAAATGTTGAAAAATATAGTTCAGTTTACCCAGATTGTGATGCTTTTTTACCAATTGTTGTTGACGTTGATGAAAAAAGTATGTTTGTTGGTTTTACAAATGAAGCTAGTTTTGCTTTAAATGTTTCATCTGAAATGGGAGTTTTAACAAATGAAACTTTACATCAATTTCAAAATTTTCAAATTGCCGGAATGGCGTTTAAAAAAGAAAAATATATAGAATATGGTAAAATTAAACCAAGTTTTAAATTAACTTTTGGATATGAATTCTTTTTAAGAATGACTTATAACATGTCAAAAATTATGACAATCCCAAGAATTGGTTATAAACACATGAATTTACGTGAAGGTTCTATTTTTTGGAATTATAAAAACGGTGAAAATGTTTTATCTGAAAATGAAGTTAAATTTTGGATTGAAAGTGCAAAAAAAGAATATTTTTTTAATAAAGATAGACAGATAAAATATGTACCAGAATCTATTTAATGTTAGAAAATATAACAGTCACCGGAAATACTGAAAATGAGGTAAAGAAAAAAGGGAGAAAACCAACCCAAGTTAATTATTTTGATGTTAAAGAAGAGTTGGCAGTTGTTGCATTTATAAATGCTAAAACATACGAAGAAAAAAATAAAATATATAACGAATCTTTACTAAAACCTTTAGATAAAATGATATCTTCAATTATAAGAAGATATAAACTATATAGAAGAGATATGAATTTTAATGAAATTCATACAGATACCCATTCATTTTTAATGACAAAAATGGATAAGTTTAAACCGGCAAAAGAAAAAAAAGCATATTCTTATTTTGGTACTATCTGTAAAAATTATCTCATGGGGCAAATTATTAAAGACCAAAAAGAATTTAATAGAAAAATATCTTACGAAGATATTTCATCTTCAATTGAAAATAATGAAAATTATTCTTATGAAATCGATTCTGATTTTTTTGATACCGAATCAATTATTAAAACTTTTTTATTAGAATTAGAAAATTTTATGAAAACTGAAAATTTAAATCCTAATGAAAAAAAATTAGGTTTAGCTCTTTTTGATTTATTTGAAAATTACGAGTCTATTTTTATTGGTAGTGGAAATAATAAATTTAATAAAAACATTGTTTTATTATCTCTTAGAGAAATGACTAATTTAAACACAAAGGAAATTAGAAGTTCTATAAGAAAATTTAGAAATCTATATTTTGAATTAGTAACTAAACTTATAAAACAATAATACAAATATTTATTGTTATGGGAAGACCTCAAAAAAAAGAAATTAATTTAACTAAAGATTCAATACTATCTCTTATGCAAGAAATATACAATGAATTAGTTGAACAAAGAAATACTGCAATTAGAATACAAAATAAAATGTTATCGTTAATGAAAGATTCTGAAGATATGCAAACTATTGGACCTATAATTAAAGAACAACAAAAAATAGTTAACGATTGTGTTGAAAAAAAATTAACTCTTTCTAAATTGCAATCATCAATTTGGGAAAAATCGTCTAAATCAACAGAATCATTTTCTATTACCGATATGGATATGGATGATGTTTTAATTAAAGATTTAATTGAAAAAGATTTAACAAACATAAATAAAACTTATAAAATGAAATAATTTAACATGGCAAAATCTAACGAATCTCTTGATTTAAAAGATTCTTACCTAAAAGCTCAGAATGAAATTAACGCCGTTAAAACATATGTTGCATTAAAAGACCAATATAATGAAGCGGCTCGCTCTGTTGGAAATTCATTTGAAGAAGCCTCTTCAAAACTTGCTGAAAGTATTAATGGTTTTTCGGAAAAAACAAAAACCGTTAAACAAAACGTTAAAAACCAATTTGAAGAATTACTTGATATTAATAAAATAACTGGCGGTTATGGTAATTCAACAAAATATATTACAAAATTATTAATAATTGCGTTAAAAAATATTAAACCAAAAATATTAGAAATTTTAGTTGAAGAAATAATTAACATTACTGGTTGCGACCAAAACAAACAAATTGGAAGTTCTCAATCGACTCTTACTCCTCCACCAATTCCTTTCCCTGTTCCTCCTATATCAGTAGGATATGCGGGTCAAGTTATTTATATTAATGTTCAATCTGTGGATATTGGAGGAATATTAAAAATTAACCCAAAGTCAAAAGTTGGTGCTATTATTTATGAACCAATACCACTTGAAGTACAAAGTAATCCTTTTGCAATGAATAAGGAACTGTTTGAGTTAATTCAAACTGGAGAAGCTTATTCAACAACATATAATACAAAATACGTTGGAAGTTCAGGTCAACCGTTATTTGATATACAATATGTTACGTCAAATGATGTTGGAGACCAAGGAAAATTTTTTAAAATAACAATTATTAACCGTATAGGAATTGAGGGGTTACAAGGATTTATACGAGATTATTATTCAACAATTGAACCTTATGAATTTCAATCAGTCATTTCAAGAATTTTTGATTCTGTGTTAAATTGTATTAAAATTGAAGCTAATATTGGAGTATCACAAACTAAAGATATGAGTGCGTTTAGTTTACTTATAGCAAGAATATTTGGGTTATGTTCGGACAGTGATAATGAAATAAGTGTAAGCGGTATTTCAAAAGCCGGAGAATTAGATGGGCCTATTAATGATTCATTTTTTAATTTATCTCCAATAGATTTAAGAAATATTGACCAGACAGTTAGTAATGTACAAAATAAAGTTGTTCAATTTGTAGATTGTGGTAACGTAAATATACCAGTTAATTCCGCACAAATTATTGAAAATTTAACACAATTAAACTTTGTTGACGGTGACGCTTTAATAAAAAAAGCGGAAAATTTAAGTAATGTAATATCAAATGACCCTCTATTAAAAGCCGTATCAGTTAATGCAAATATTAAGGCATCAATTGATACCGATTTTGTAAAACAAATGATTCAAGGATTAATTTCAGCATTATTTTCACCAAAAGTTATCTTAGGTTTAATCTTACCTTTAAAATTAGTAAATGTTGATATATCTTTTAAATCATATGTACAATTTATGAAAGACTTTAGTAAATTTGTTGTTAAGGTTATAGGAAGAATTGGCGCGTTATTAGTTAAAGAAATTGTAGATGTAATTAAAAAAGATTTATTTAATCTTTTACAAGTCATAATTCGTGATTTAGCAAAAGAAAAAGCGGATAAAAGAATTATAATAGTTTTAAAATTAATTCTAGTATTAAATACTTTATCATCGTTTATTAGTGATTATAGAAAATGTAAAAGTGTTATTGACGATATTCTTAAATTTATAAAGATAGCCTTAATGGGGACTCCATTTGACCTTCCATTACCATTATTATATGCTTGCGCGTTATTACCAGGATTTTCCGCAACAAGAGCAAATATAAATGTAATTAAAGAATTACAAAAATTTGGGTTTAATACTGGAACATTACCAAGCGGTGCTCCAAATAAAGACTTGTTATCAAAACAGGCAGTTGTTAAAGGATATTCTGACGAATTTTCTGAAAATAATAAAGTTTCAATTGGACTTCCTCCAATACCTGTTGGTCTTGTTGTATCGTCACCAATGCCAGTCCCATTTGGAAAATGTTTTTAAATTATATGAAAGAAGAATCTAAAAAAGCGTTAGAAATTATTAAAAATTACAAATCTTCACCAAATAAAGATTTAATATTTGTTTTAGAAAAATTACAAGAAGATTTTAACCAAACAAAAAACGCGATAATAAAACTTACTCATCATTTAGATAAAGTAGAAATAACTTATAATTTAATATTAACTGAATATAAAAAAAGAACAAATACTGAATAATGAATATTTCCGAACTAAATCACCATCAAATTATATTTCAAGCAAGGATTGAAGACTCTGAAGACCCTGCAATGTTAGGTAGAGTTAGAGCTGTTTTAACATCAAATGAAGACCAATTCGCAATTACTAAAGGCGTAGATTGGAATCCTGAAAAAGATAAATGGACAACTAAAGACCCTTTTATTTTTTTACCAATATTACCGTTTTTTTTATCTCAAACACCAAAAAAACATGAATTAATAAACGTTATATTTCAAAATAAACAATCACCATTAGACAATAAATTTTATATTCAAGGACCATTTTCATCTCCATTACGTACAAATTTTGAAGAATCTAACGGAGCTCAAGCATTATTAGCCTATGGTGATAGGATTAAAAAATCTCCAACTATTAGAAATCAAAATGGTAGTTATAACGTTGGAACTGAAGGAATTTATGTAAAACCAGGAGATGTTGGAATTATGGGTAGAGGAACTTCTGATTTAATTTTTAAAGAAAATGAAGTAATTCTTAGAGCAGGTAAAATTAAATCAATTAATGTTAAACCTCCATTAAAATTTCCAGAAATAAATAAAAATCGAGGGTTTTTACAATTGTCCTACTTTAATCAAAATAAAGTGTTAAAAGATACTAAAACAAAAACTAACATAGTAGAAACTCCATTAAAAATAAAAAAAATAATAATTTGGAATATTTTAAATTTAGAAAATATTAATCCAAATGAAGATGGTACAATTGGATTATTTAATGGTAGCGTTGGTCTTTATAATTTAACCCCCTCAGAAAAAACAACAACTAAAACATTTGACCAGGACACAATTAATGATTTAGAAGTTGGCAAGGATTTTTCAGGTCCAATTGAAGAAATTAATTTTACCGAAAAAACTTTAAATGAAACTACTTTAATTATTAATGATTTTATGGATAGTTTATTTACTAGGTCTGTAAAATTTAATGATTATCCGGTTAGAGACGTAAATAATTTTAAAGATGGGTTTCCATTTGCTATTACACCATCAAAAATAACTTATATGTCTGGGGCGTTTAATTATAGTCCAACGACCGCAGAACAAATATTTAAAAAAAGAAATTATAACGCCATATTTAATGAAATAAAAATTGATAATAATTTTAATGGTTTTTTTATTGTTTCGTCAAATAATAATAATGCCCCAGAATATGGTACACCATCCAGCCTTGAAAAAAATGACGTTAAGATATATGATTGGGAGGCAACCCCAAAAAGTTATGGGGTTTTAGGGTCTCAAAAAATTTATTTATTATCTCAAGATTCTAAAAGTAGCAGAGGGTTTATTGATTTACAAAACACAATATACGGTATTACTCAAGAAAATTTTTTAAATGGTGAAGATTCAATTGATTTAAAAACTTTTAGTACTGTAAGAGGTGAAGAATTAATGTCATTATTATCAAAAATAGTTTCTTATTTAATTGGACATCTTCATAATCCTGTTGAAAAACCTGACACAGTTTCAACTGGAAATGGTGTTACAGTCGAAGAATTACAAAAAGCTATTAATGCGGCAAATGAATTAATTCTTAATCAAAATATTAGGATTAACTAATATTTATTAAGAAAACAAAATGTCAATTAATAATTCTTATTTTAATAAAAATAACACACTTATTTCAAGGAGTTATACTAACACAGGTAGAAACCCTGTTACTGAAATTTTTTATGGTTCTTTACCAACGTCAGATTATCCAAATGGATATAGTCGTTTTATCTTTAATTTAGATTTAGACTTATTAAAATCCAAAGTTCAAGATGGTACAATTTTTACTGGTAATACCTCAACAATTACGCATACTTTACGGATGACAAACACCGTTGCATTTAATCCTGACACACTTAATACAACAACTTCACAAGCAAGACAAAGAGCAACATCTTTTGACTTAATTCTTTTTAGAATACCTAATGCTCAATATTGGGATGAAGGGGTTGGATATGATTTTGCTGATTTAAAATATAACTACGTAATCGATAAAAATTTTTCAAATAGACCCTCTAATTGGTATCAAACAACCACACTTAGCGCTTGGACTGAAAATGGGATTTATAGTAACGATAATACTGGAACTATAAATTATAGTGGGTTAACAATTGTTGACACTCAAACATTTGAATTTGGAAATGAAAATATATCGTTTGACATGTCAAATGAGATTGCGTCAATATTAAACGGTTCATTACCATTAATTTCAGGTTGGGG